AAGTTTACAGCTATTGAGGCGCCTACACAGCAGGAGGTGTCTATAGAGCTTTGCTCTTCCAACATTACAGTTAGGCTTTGATACAGAGGAAAAGCAACAAGAGCTTGCAGAGATAATAAATAAGAATAGAAAGCCTAAAGAGCCTACAGGGCTAACAGTATTACGTTTATTAACTGAAAAGGGAAAACGCAAATGAAACACATTCGATTGTTATTTGTATGTGTCATGATGTCACTCGTTGTTTTAACCTCAGGGTGCGCTGGTTGGTATGACCAGTTCAAGAAAAACCCTGTTGCATATGTTGACGACTTCATGTCGAAAACTAATGTCATTGTTCAAGGTCTATCAGTTACCTTTGACGGAGTACTAGCTTTCCTTCCACCAGAGGAAGCGGCAAAGGCCCGTATCGAATGGCAGAAGGGTATTCAAGCTTTATCCGAGGCAGAGAAAGCCTTGCATAGTGGTGTTGATGCTGCTGTAGCAGCTCAGGAGAGTACCCCGAACTTCGGTAGACTTATTACTGACGTAGTTACCGCAGTTCAGAATATTATAAATATAGTTAATATATTTAAGGTACATCCTGCAGTTCAATCTCATTCCCCTTCACTATCTGCTACTCGAATAGATGACCCCTTCATTCAAAACTATATACTCACATATGGTAAGAAGTGATGTCTACACAAAGAAGGTTTGGGTGGATTCAAGACCCTATAGCGATGGAGAGTGCAGTTCCTCATTATAAGGGGGATGCACCATACTTGCTTAAGTCGATTGACTTGGAGCAATACCTTCCATCTGTAATGGATCAAAACCAAACTGGTTCATGTACTGGCCATGGAACAAGTTCTGCTATTTATGCTTTGCATAAGGCTGCAGGAAACCCTCTACCCTATGTACCATCGCCTAATGGAATCTATTCGTTAGCTCGTTCTATTGTTCGAGCAGATATGACACAGCGTGAACTTCTTCCACCATTACAAGATAATGGCACCTATCCCTGGGCTGTAATGGATGTGATCACACGATGGGGTGTTAGACCTATGCGAGGACCTAATCGCCATGGCCATAACTCCGACTGTGAAGTTGAAACCATTAATAACGAACCAATATTGGAAGACCTAGTTGCTCTCAATAAAGTGAATGTAGAGCAAATAGAGGTGGGTATATCATTAGAGGAACGAGTAGCAGCTATTGGTATTGCTCTCATGAATAAGCACATCCCTTGCTTTGGGATTATGTGTGATGAACAGTTCCTTGATTGGAAACCCTCTATGGGTCCATCTGGTAAGCCTGACCCCTATCGTCTTGCCGGTGGTCATTGGTTATGTGCATATGGCTATACCACTGACCCTGATACAGGAGAGATGTTATTGAAGTTTAGAAACTCTTGGGGACAAGACTGGGGCCAAGATGGAAACGGTATTGGCAACGAATCCTTCATTGCCTCTATTTTGAATATTAGAGTGCTATCGTTAAAACCATGAAAGCATCTACACCCACACAATCGATATTTGTAGTTACCCTTGCATGTGCCATCTTGCTTGGGTGTCCTCCTAAACCTAATCCTCCTAATGCATCTGGTGACTTATGCTTTGATGCATGCAAAACGTTGGAGTGGTTAGAGTGTAGTGTAGGGAGCGACCCAAAATGCGTTGAGACTTGTAAGCGGGTACAAGAGGAACGCATAACAAATCTAAACCCTGCATGTCTAGCAAGCGCTAGGACTCAAGAAGAAGCACGCAAGTGTGGGAGCGTGCGTTGTGACTGAAGAAGCTTACACACCACCTAAGGCAACCCCTTGGAGACACGAACAGATTAGGGAATGGCTTCGAGTTGCACTCAAAGAAAAGCTAGGTAGAGAACCTTGCCATGAAGTCATTACTATACTGCATGCTAAGACTGTTCTCGAATGCGGTCGTTCTGGGGATGTCGAGGGTATATCTTGCTGGTGTGGAAACGTTGGTAATATTCGAGGCGTTTCCAAAGATGGTCTCTATACGATACTAGTCAAAGCTTGGGAGCGAAAAAAGAATGGTGAGAGGTATTCACCAGCAGACCAAAGGTTTAGAGCATACCTAGACCCTATTGATGGTGTAAGGGACCTAGTTAGCTTGCTATCTAGCAAGGACTACTCGAAAGCATGGGCTGTTCTTTCTAGTGAGAAACCAACTCCAGAAGCTTATGCAATAGCCGCTAAGTCATGTGGTTATTTCACAGCTAATCTTTACGATGAACAAGATGCAGATGGAAAGGTATCAAGAGGATATCTAACGCAACTAGTTCAGATATATAAAGAGTTTATGAGAAAGTGGCCAGTTCAAGACGGCAACATACCTGATAAGGAGATGCAGCGTTTATTGCGCTTGCTAGGGTATGACCCAGGTCCTATCGACGGTATCGTTGGACCTAAAACAAGAGCTGCTATTAAGCTCTTCCAAAGAGATCAATCTGTTCCTATGGATGGTAAATCCTCCATAGAACTAAAGAAGTTGATACAAGACGCAGCATTGAAAAAGGCAAAAACATGAAACACGGAGTTGTTATCGAGTCACCTACTCTACCAGAAGGAGCCCTCATCGATATGGATAGGGCTCCAAACTCTCAACTAGATGGAACCATAATCCTACCTGTTAATCCTGATATGATTGTTCGTAGTGGTATAGGTGGATACACCAAGCGAAGCTTTGGTGGTGGTTACCCATTACCAATAGGTATTCCAACCCATATATCCCCTATAACTATCTTCGTTGATAGTAATGCATCATCTATACATTGGGCTATTAAGCTTAGAAAACTGACTAAAAATGAACCTGCAACAGGAAGACTACAGTTCACTGCGGATACTAAGCAGCTATGTAATAGCAGTGCAGCTATTACATATAATGGTTCACCTGCTACAAGTCTTGAAAGCCTGCAAGAGGAGGATGGTAGTTGGTTAATGAGGGGTGAGGCTCGGTTGAATATAGCCGCTGTACCTGGATATCTAGGGTTTGGTATCTATGGGTCAGGGCAAAATATTGCAGTTGCTTGGCTTGCGGCATCGATAGTGTAAGATAGGTGTATGCAATTTCCGTTTAAGTTCTCCAGATGGGTCGGTACCTCTTTAGCACCAGAGCAAATAGAGCTAGGGAGTGATACCGACCCTGGTACCACTGACCCCGCCGGATTATCATCCTCTGGTCCTCTTACTAATCTATTTTCACATCGAATAAGAGATACCACGGGATGGCCATGTCATCGTATTGCAGGTGTCGTTAGGTACATAGGCTCCGGTACTGCACCCAGTACACTCCCCATAATCCTATGGCTTTGGGAAAGTTCTACTGGTGCATGGCATAAGCTTTTTTCAGGTACCATTGCAGTAGGTAGCGTTAACTTTTATGACACTATCGGGCCTGTTGATCTCAGTAGTTCCAGTGGTGGAGCCTCCGCGCTTGGTCATGTTGCAGGGTCTGAAACTATATACATTCAAGCAGACCACAATACTCCCACGACACCAGATGGTGAGTATGTGTTTGCGTTTTGTGCAGACCTTACAACCGGTATTCTGTAATGCTATCGAAGCTGTTTAACTGGTTTAAGCCAAAGGTAGAGGAAGATATTCCTGCTACTGTTTGGATAGAACCAAGTGCTAAAGCATATGAGATGCAAACAGCAAAACCATTGGTAGAAGAAAAAGACGAAAAAGAAGAACCCCTTGTGGGTAGCCTTCAATGGCGCTTGCAACAAGCGCAAAAGAACGGATAGCACCAATGAATAATGGCACTAGTTTCACTTCGCCCAATGTTGTTGACTCCCTTGGGTGCGTACCAGGGTCATATGGGTTTGGTGCTACATTTGGTGTTACATCTCTTCTTAGCTCCGATAGATACGTAGAGCTTGATCGTAGGGAATCCTTCTTTAGATGTAGACAGCATGACTATAAAAAGGTCGACTTTGAAGGACGATATATCTCGACGGCTGGTGTTCGAATGGCTTCACAGCCATTGATAACTGGTGAGCAACTTCCTTGGTACACACCACTCAAAGACAGAAGACCTTCCCTCCCTTATCGTATAGGTAGGGTTATAGTTCGAGCATTCACTGGAATGCTATTTGGTGATAAGCGATTCCCTGAACTTGATGTACTAGGGGACTTTGAAGCATCGGACTTTGCATCCGCATTAGTTAAAGAGTCGAAGCTACCTACTCGAATGGTGCATGCTAGAAACCTTGGTGGGTCTACAGGAAGTGTATGTCTATCGTGGTGCTTTTATAATGGTAAGCCAAAGATTCGAGTTCATAACGCTAAGAACATTCATGTACATGCTTGGGTAGATAGGGATGACTTGCTTATTCGACATGCATCCCAAGTACTTCTATTCGATAAAGATGAATACGATCAGAAGGAACAGCGCATAGTTAAAAACTACTATTGGTTTAGAAGAGACTGGACCCCTAACGCAGACATTATCTTTCACGAAGTTCCATACGATAGCAAAGTAGACCCTGTATGGTATCCAGACGAGTCAAGGACTGTCATACATAACGATGGTATATGCCATCTATTATGGATTCAAAATACCCCATCTGAAGAAGATATTGATGGGGAAGAGGACTACCACGGTCTCTACGATAAGATGGATATGATTGACCTTCTTGGGTCTACTGCAGGTAAGGGAACTATTCTCAATCTTGACCCAACACTTGTTCTTAAGATGGACCCTGATATTGCTCCACGAGCAGGTGTTCGCAAGGGAAGTGAAAATGCTCTTTATGTAGGAACCGATGGTGGTGCTAGCTACATGGAGATGGCTGGGAGTGGTGTTGCTAGCGGTATGAGCGTACTAGCAGAACTTAGGCGTTCACTATTAGAAGAAGCAGAGTGTGTCATTCCAGACCCAAACACTATTGCAGCAAGTGGAACAAGTAGCATTGCATTGAAGGTCGTCTACACACCTATGCTATCAAAGTGTAATATTTATAGAGACCAGTATGGCCCACCTATTCAATACCTAATGCAGTGCATGTTGGAGGTAGCTCGCGCTCGAATGAATAAGCGCATTATGCTACCAAATGGAACTGTTCTCCAAGAAACTATTAGCGTGCAACCAAGAGTTGAACACGTAGTTGAAGAGCAAGAGGATGGGTCAATAGTAACTAATACAAAACTTGTAGCTCGTACTCCCGGTAACTCTTCTGAAGTTGATTTAGCATGGGGTGAATACTTCGTAGCTACATCTTTGGATAAGCATGAACTGGCAGGAACTCTTCAAGTTGCATCTGGAGGTAAACCTTTCTTGTCACCTCGTAGCGCAACAGAGTTGTTTGCGAAAACAATGGGTAACGACCCAGAAGAAGAATGGAAACGAATGCAGCTAGCAGCACAAGAAGCTGCAGCAAAAGAGAATGAACTAGATAAGGATATGTTTGCAGATGTCGATGGTTCTATGGGCGGTAGAGTCAAACCAGAGGATGACGATGAATCTACCGAGATAGATTCGGATGACATGTCTCAACCAGTATTAGCTGGTGATATGAACATTGAAGACGAAGATGTGAACCCTATCGATGGTGACTAATGGCTTCTATGAAAGCCGTCAAACAAGCAGGTATTCTACTTAGTGAGGCTAAGAAGGATGCTTATGCTTTTGCATCATCTAAAGGTCTTAGTGCAACACAACAACTTCTCGCAAAAGCAACCATTAGCCTTACCAAAAGGCTCTCCAGAATAGAAGCGGGAGTAGGCCCAGAAAGCTTTTCTGCAGCCCAAATAAGGGCCACTTTGCTTCAAGTTGATGCAGTATCTAGGGAACTTGGGAAAGGGCTTTTAAAGGCCACTTTAAGCAATGCAAAGAGTGCTGCAACTAGTGCAACTGGTGATGTAGCAGAGTACCTAGGAAGACTTGATTCTGCATATCGAGGAGTAGGTACACAACCACTTGCATTGCGTGAAGCTGCAATGCTTGATCGTGCTGTAGTTAATACCGAATCATCTATACTGCATAGGTTAACTGGTAATCCAGCTAGTATGTATATAGCCGACCCTGCTAAAGCCTCCTTTGCTAGTGAAGGTATACTTGCTCGCTATGGTGCTAGGGTTGTATCTCACTTCGAAGAAACATTGCAGGTAGGGTTGCTTTCTCGAAAGCCCTGGAACGAAGTTCGTGCAGACTTGATAGGTCAAAGTCCGTTTTTACAAGGTGCACCTGCATATTGGGCAGAACGCATTGTAAGAACCGAAACCATGGCTGCATATAACAAGGGTTCTATGCTCTCTATGCAGGAAGCCAATAGTCAACTTGGTGATATGGTTAAGATACTATCTGCAACCTTCGACGATAGAACAGGTAGTGATTCCATTGCAGTTCACGGACAGATTAGAAGACCAGATGAACCATTCGCATGGTGGGAAGGTTTATACATGCACCCACCTAACAGACCTAACGATCGAGAAGTTGTAGTACCTCATCGAATGGTATGGCCTATTCCAGACTTTTTATCCCCTAGGTCGGATGGTGAGGTAATAGCTAGATGGCGCAAAGAAAAGCGCAAAGGAAGCCCACCACCAAGACCTTTAATGTCGACAGTGGACCGTAACCAGTTTGGGTGATACCATTCTTGTTATGCAATATCTGTTGCTCAACACCGTTCAACTAGCAGACTCCACTGGTGCCAAGACTTATGCAGCTGGTACCTTTATCGATACTGTAGATCAGGCATATACATACAATGCGCTAGTTGCGAGTGGTGAGGCTCTGTTCTTACCTTTTTCATTCCTAGCAGCATTCTCATCCGCTACTGGTCTTGCGCCTATAGGGTCAACCTTTACAAGTAATGGAGCAGGAAACGGAAGCTACCAACCAGATGCGACTAAACTAGCAGGTGCTATTAATAGGGCACTTGGCCCAACTGGTGGTGGAGCAGAATGGACTACTAAGATAACTATTGGTGATGCAGATGTTGTTTATGGTAGAGGGGAAAAGACACAAGTAATCTCTTTTAAGAGAGAGTTTGAAACTACAGATGCAACTAAAACAGATGTACTAATATGGGCACCACCTGCAACCGAGATATCAATATGCAGATGGAATGCTACATTAGAGGGAATAACAGCGCCCGGTATTGTATGGGCTGCAGATATGGCCGGTACATCTAAGACCATATCAACCGCTGTTAGTATGACTGGTTCAACACCTACTCCACAAAATATAGACTGTGACCCTACCTTATCCACTTGTACATCAACTATTGAAACTTCCGGTTCTACTGTAAAACTAACAGTCTCCGGTGTAGCTGCTACCACGATTAAATGGCATGTAAGCGGTCAACTTCAGTTGAGATTGGTGTAAAATGGCACGCACTCTATTTGGATTAGGCCCAAAGTGTTGGTATGGCGGTGCTCCCACCTTACTCAACTTAAACTTCACTGTTCTACCTATAGTTTCCCCTGTAACCCCTTTAGGGTTGACATCGACTTGCGCTTCTACGGGTAGGAGTGTTCAGACAAGTGAAACCACTATTCGAAGCGGAATTGGTACTGACACTTTGCTTGTCGGTAAGGCTGTCAACTCCTGGAATAATGCGGTTGTATTCGAGGGGCCAGCGGTCAATGCACGAAGTAATCCCCGGACTATGGCTAGCGGTTGGGGCGCTGGTACAAATGAGACATTTGTAGCACAATCCCCAGGAACTGATTCTCCGGCTGGAGATGTCAATGCTTGTGAAATTAGTGCGTTGAGTGCTGGTTTCGGACGTTATCATCTCGTCGCTGGTACTGTGTATGCTCGCGCATCGTACTCATTTTGGAGAAAACAGCTTAGCGCTTCGAATAGACGGGCGGCTGTTACATGTACAGATGCGGCGGGAAACGGACTAAAAGAAACTGGAGTTGTGCCAGTAACGTGGGAAAAAGTAGTTTTAGCTAATACGTTTTCAGCACCTGCTGGTGGTATGTACTTTATACCCCTGTACGGTGGTAACGCGTATCCACGTGGTGCACCATACGCAAATGAGGCATGTAGCGGTAAGTTCGACTTCCATATGGTAGAAACTGGGACATCAATATCCCACGAGTTCTACGATGGAAATCGTCTTGGTACTGTGATGTCAGTACCAGTTTCGGCTGCATTGTCAGTCGGAAGACTCAACTTCTATACCAAACTTCGCCCTAAAGGTTCATTCAACGGTACCAACAATTGGACCTATAACCCGTACGTTTGGTACATAGATGCCAATAACTATTGTTTGATCTCAACGACTACCGGGCAAGTAACTGTTTGTTTGGCAGGTGCAACATGGACTACCCCTATGGGTATTGCGGTTGCTCGTGCGGATTTATTGGAGATTTGGACAGAGTGTGGAAACGGTACAACTCGGGTTTCTGTTCGGAAGAACTCTGGAAGTATTATTGAGCTAGGTCAAGACCTGACAACTAGAGCTGCAATAAGTTCTTCGGGAACTCTTGGGTTGTTATGTCGACATGATGTTGCAACTACAGGTCAACTAGAATCATGGGTAGAGTTGATTCAAACCTATAAAACAGGGGCATACCCACCTGATTTCAGGCCTGATGGTGCTGTCATATTGTACGGTATCGACTTCACAATTATAGACCCGGTAAATCCCGCCACACCTGCGGGCTTTACTTCGGTTTGCGCTACTGTCGGTAGATTTGTGAAGACAGGTACAAGCACAGTCAAACCAAACGTTGCTGCTGATATACTGACAATCGGTAAGTGGATAGACGCTCACAACTACGGTTGGAGCTTCGAAGGGCCTGTAGCTAATATCGTTCCTAACCCACGTACAAGAACTGGGTGGACCGCAGAAGCGAATCTTGTTGAGACACAAGATCAGACTGGGCCAGATGGGGCTGCAAATACGGCTTGGCGGGAGTTTGACACACCTCCCGCCGGTAGGTCTAAGTACACCGTACTAACGGTAACGGGTTCGACTAATTACTGTATGTCAAACTGGGGTCGCACTGCTGCGACAGCATACTTCCGTGGTTTATCGTATAAGGCTACGGGACCCGCCATTTGTTATGACCCCGGCGAAGCCGGTCACATCGCTATGACAGCGGCTTGGTCCATGTCTGTACAAACAGGTCAAACGGCAGCAACGGTGGGGACGACTGCGTTCATGCCGCAGGGTAACTACGCGTATTCTGGGTATACAACAGCTGAGACTACCGAAACAGATGCCATTGTGGACATGCCTCAATTTGAGTTAGGTCTAATCCCTCACGATTTCGTTATTGGTACTAAGCTCGGTTCGTCTGGAGCAGTTCAGGCAAGCACCAATGTCTATAACGGTCGAATCCAGATGTACAGCAAGATTCGACTTAAGGGTTCAATAACAACTACAACTAATTTGTATCGTTGGGACCCATGGGTATTCTACCAAGATGCCAATAACAACTGCAAAATCACTGCTGCAACGGGTGTTATCACATTTACCGTCAATGGTATCTCGTGGACTACACCGCTAGGTATTATTGCATCAAGACTCGATGTATTAGAACTGTGGGTTGAATGCGGTAACGGCTACAATCGTGCGGTGATTAGGATCAATGGTGGAACCATTATCGACCTTGGTCAGTCGATGGGAGCCTATGCAGCATTAGCTAATACAGGTACCATAAGTACCTTGTGTAATGCAGCGGATGTAACTACGGGGCAGCTCGAATCTTGGGTTGAGAACATAACCTTCTACGAGCCCGGAACCTACCTGACTGGGTTTGCTCCTATCGTTACCCCTGTTCCTACGTTCAATGCGGACTTTACCGTCCAAGCAGGTGGTGCGGGAACTGCACCTGCTGGTTCGACCTATCTGAGTGCTTCTAATAGTCAGTCGGTCAAAATATCTGATACTCAAGTGGTTATCAATATAGCTGCCGATACTGTGAAGATCGGTAGGATGGCAAGTGCACATAGTCTAGGTATGGTTCTCGAAGGGCCGGTAAATAACCTCGCAGGTGAAGGTCGATTACTGACAGGTGGTTCTTGGACAACCGGAACTTCAACGTTTACAGCGCAAAGTACTGGCAATAACTCGCCGGCTGGTGATTACAATGCTGCTGGGTTTGAAGCTACAAACACGCAGTATTCAAACTTCTATCAACAGGCTGGTTTCACAGGGTTGAATCTAACTTTAGGCTTCTGGCGTAAAAAGAAGTCTCACGATAATAAACGAGCGAAAGCGGTAGACACAACTGCACCAACCTATACGATTGAAACTGGTACTATGTCAGTTGATTGGGCCTTCAACTCAATTTCAAAATCAGTTGTTTCAGGTAATACCGCACAGGCTATGTTGGTTGAAGGTCGGGCGGTTGGGTATGCGGGGGCAGAAGCTGCGAGTGGTTGGTTTGACTTCGTGCAAGTTGAATCTGGCAACATTGCGCACGAATATCATGGTGGAACTCCTCGACTAGGTTCTTCTTACGCCCTAAGTTCCGCTGCATTGTCAGGCGGTCGTCTTGGTCTCTATATGCGGTTTAGGCCCAAAGGCAGCATCGGCGGGACCAACGACTGGACCTACAACCCGAGATTGTTCTATTTCGATGCAAATAACTATGGATTTATCAATGCCACGACTGGCGTGATTGCCATCGTTATCAACAGCGTTAGTTATTCGACAACAGCGGGTCTCACGTGGAATCGTGGTGATCTAATCGAACTGTGGATCGCAGTCGGTGGTGTAACTGGTACCAGGATATTTGCTCGAAGGAATAGTGCGTCTACTGATTATATTACTAGCAAGGATATTAGCGCGTGGACACTTGGTGGTGTAGCTGTAGTGGGTAGTCAAGTAGCACCTGATGGTACTCTAGGTGCGTATAAGATCACGGAAGATACCTCAATGGGGTTGCATCGTGCTTATACATCCGTTTCGACGGTTGGTACAACTAGGGCAGTAATCAAAGCTAAGTATGTCGATTGTCCTTATATCCGAATAGCTGATAGTGGAACGACTAACTCAGTATCCGTCAACGTACAAACCGGCGTTATAACGGCTACAACGGGTAGCGTTTATGCAACAGTTGAACGGTCTGGAGATGGTTGGTGCACGATCACTCTCACAGGACCTATAGCAAGTGGGTTCTACATCTATATGATGGATGCGGCAGGATCGACTGCTAGCTATACAGGTACATCGCGTTCTGTGTTGGTTTATAACCCGGTTTGCACTGCCCTAACAAATCAAGGTTCAACTCTCACCCACATTGCATCAGTGCCTAATCTTTCAGTAGGTATTGGGTGCGTACCTCCAACGGTAACTACAAGCCAACTTGAAGCGGTGTATGAGCAAGTGACAACCTATTCGGCAGGTCAGATGCCGGATTGGGTAAGGAGTGCCTAAGATGGCCATCGTCAATCAATCTAGAATCCTTCTGTGTAGGCCAGATGAGAACGATGAAGGACCGCCTATCGGTAAGCTACCAGGGTGGCGAAGGCATGCATTAGAGTTTGACCAAGATGGTCTCAAAGGCTGGTCATATCGACCTGCGCATACCCCTCAAGGGGTTTACGTCTTAGTTATTCGAGTGGCTCGTATTCCAGCATCGGAATATGTGCTTTACTGGATTTATGCCCCTCAAGATGACGCTGACCCTGATACTGCGGGGAACGCAGTGTTGAAACAATTCTGGGCTGCTCTAAATAGAGACGGCGTTATCTGGACACGGTGGGCTGGTCCTACAGCACTGAAAAACGATACATCTGCGGAATCTGTATTAGCAAAAGCCGCTTGGCCAGAACAATGGACCAAGATCATATCTGGACCAACGGAAGCAAATCCAACGGCGCCTATTGTGCGAAACCCAAACCAAAGATTAGTGTTAGAGCTATAGTTAGCTAAAGAAAAGAGGTACGAATGGCAACATACTATACAATCATGGGTTATACAGTAGCTACGGATACTGGACCTGACTTTATTCCTGCCGGTACAGCATTAGATTCAACTAGTGCCACCTATTCATTACTATCCGCTGCTGGTGTACCTATGGCAGTATCAACGGTGGCACAAGTTGCAGCAGCAGCGGCATCCCTAAAAGCTGGTATGGATGAATCATTACGAACATCCATTATGCAAGCTGCATGGGAGCTAGCTAACCAAACTAAAGCAGATAGCGCTCTTGCTGGAACGGGTATTGCTGCCTTATCCATTACAGGTGCACAAATAGCTGACGCTACTCTAACACCAGTAAAGCAAGGTATCTCTACAGGTGACCCGACGGCAGCAGTTGAGATAGGGTCAATGCACATATTCCGAAAGGTATTTACTGCTGGTGTTACCGGTGCAGCAGATGATGTTGAGATATTTAATGCAAACTGCCCATATAAGGTTCGTATTGTTGATGTGATTATGTGCGTTACTACAGCAAAAGGTTCTGCAACCCTAACACTTCGCGATACAGCGGGCGGTAGTGGTACTGCATTGACAAGTGATCTAAGCGTCAATGCAACTGGTAAGGTAAGGGATGCAGGAGTTGCAACGGGTTCACCTACTGTTGCAGCTAATGGTTCTGTATATGCTCGTCGCAGCGATAGAGCTTGTGCAGGTGAGCTATTCATTCGTGTTATGAGGACTGCATAATGAATACAAGACAGTTGGATAATACAAGTACTCTTGAAGCTACAAACTATAGCATGGTGCGTGGTGATACATTCGTATCTACTGTACAAGTACTATCCAACTGTTTACCTCTTAATATTACTGGCTACCTTATATGGTTTACCGTTCGGGCTTATATTGGTGATTGTCCGCAACACTACTTAGTTGAAGCAAGAAGCGATGATACCCCTACATCTTTGATAACTGTTATTGATGCTTTAACAGGTAAGATAAAAGTAACTATGCCTGCTAGTGCTACTAACAAGCTTCCCTCATCGGTAACTACTCTTCGATATGATATTCAGATTAAGGATACATCTAATATAGTATCTACAGTGCAGATAGGAACGATAACACTTAGCATAGATGAAACGTTGGAGATCACTTGACGCTTATGCAGACTAAGCGCAGACTCAAGAGCATGTCCAACGGTAAACCTTTTCGAATAACAGGTGGTTCTCCCATCGAGCAAGGGAGCTTACCAGTTCCCAACGGTGCTATTGAGAACCCTCCCCCTGCTATTATGTCACCACTTCCTCCACCTTTAGTACCAGGACCCACTCCACAGGGTGGCATTGCGCAAATGCGCGGTCCGGCTATAGGCTATACTCCTGCTTCGGCAACGAGAAAAAAACCATTTAAGCTATTAGGCGGAAAGGAATAAGCCAATGCCTACACCCCCTGGTGATGGAATGACTTCGCCCTTCGGCAACGGCCAAGGTGCTACAAATGAATCCGGTGCATCTAGTGGTGCAAACGATTTTACCGAGAACCCCACTGGAAACGGAAGAAAGGTGGCCATGGACCACAATAAACTCTTTCAAAACCGACCACAGAAGATGGGTAAATCAGAGGTAAACAAATCCTCTATTCCTGCTGGTGGATTATCTCCATTGACTCCTGTTGCTGCCGTTCGAAAGCCGTTCAAGCTTTCTGGTGGTGCGAGTGGTGGTGAACCAGAAGAGGACGTTGAATAAAGATGTCTACCTGCCCGGAACTCTCAATAACGGGAACACTTGTCGTTGGACCTCAAGCTGTAGTTGATACGAGTGTTCCGAGCGGTACGACCACTGCACCATTTGCACTTGATAAAGTTGCAACTGTTCATTCAGGACTAAAGCAACGCGCACTCAATAGCGCAAGTGTGTATGTAACTTTATCCGGTGTTGGTACTAGTGATGATGTTACAAATGGTTTGCAGTTATATCTTCGTTCAAGCGATCCCATATTAGTTCGACTTACATTTGATACTACCCCTGCAGATATAGTTTCAGAGATTCCAGTGAACGGTCTGCTGCTACTTGATATTGACCCTTCCAAACCCTTGGTATCGGTCGAAGCTAAAGGGGTAGCAACGATAGAGTATCTAATAGCAGGGTTAGTATAACCATACACCCTGTTATGCGAAAAGGAGGCCCACATGCCTACAATCAAAGAGATGATTAATATCGCAACACCAAACACATTCAGCACATACATGAATGCGCTGAAGTTTGGTGATGTGCTCCGCGCGCTACCTACCCAACTCCCCCGCAAAGCTCCTGCTGCTGGTGTTGATTACAACGTTGCAGCGCTTTATGTCGTGCAGCTTCCTATGGATGCAAAAGCTGCACGAATTCTTCGTGCCCAGATTATTACAGGCACAGGTGGTGTTGGTGAAGTTACACCGATTGCATATGGTGCAACTCCATCGACTACAGAATGCGCTGTTACCCCTAATGGTGATATCGCGTTTGCTGCTGCAGACGTTCCCTTGACAGTTGATATTATCTATCAACCGCTCAAGTATGACCTCATTACCCTAACGCTACCCGCACCTGCTGGTGTGCTGACTATACCAACAGCGATTGCCAATCGTGGTGTTCTTCAACTCTTAGCTGCAACTGCAACTAAGGGAACCAATCTAGGAAAGAAGATTATTCTTGTACCTAGTACAACTCCTGCAACCACTAAGGCAAACTTGAATGCAGCTAAGACCCAGGTGCTATTCAACTTTGCAACGGATGCAGTTACAGAGGGTACTGTTACACTAGCAGTATCACCCGCTGTAGATATTGATGCAGTGCTCGAAGCAACTGCAACTGTTTAGTTTATTGTAGTATATCGGGCATTATGCATTTGTGCATAGTGCCCTTTTTATTGAAAGGACTCTGATTATCATGGCTGACGAGACCACACCCACGACCGTCGTACCTGCCACTCCTCATAGTGCAGATACTAATGTTAGTACTACACCAGCTGCTGCTACTGCCCCCACAACGCCTGTTGTACCTCCAGCTAAAGCTGAAGAATCTGATGGTGCAATTAAACTAACACCCGAACAACTTAATGAGCGCTTGCAAAGACATACAGCCGCTCAACTAAAAAAGCAGTTTGGTATTGATGACCCTGAAGCAATCAAAGCTTTATTGAAGAAGGCTCAAGAAGCGGATGCTGAAGCGGAAAAGCAGCGTCGAGAGAAGCTAGATGAAACCACTCGACTTAAAGAAGACTTAGATAAGGAACGTGCAGCTCGTACACAAAAAGAAAAAGAAGTTGAAACCCTACGCAAAGCTAGGGTTATGGATAGGGAAGAGCGCAGGCTTAGTAACCTAGCTGCAAAGCATATAGCTGCTGAATATGTAGACTTCGCAATAACTAAGTTTGCTAAATCATTACGAGCAAACCTCACTCCGAAGCAGATAGCGGCCATGACTCCACAACAACAAGAGGCATGGTTTATAAAGTTTGCAAAAACTAATACTGCATTTAGAAAAGGTGGGAAGGCAGCACCAGTTGAAACCCCTCCTACAACCACTCAACCAGTTACGAATGGTACACCTGGTGGAGTTGCTCCCCCTCCTATGCCTCCAGGAAGTGCAGAACCTATGACTGCAAAGCCAGGCCAAAAGAATACAATGTCAAAGGCTCAAGTTCGTCAGAAGTACGGTTATAGCTGGTAAAGTTGAGGTTTATAAGCCTTCAAACATCTCATCTAATGGTGGGATGTTTTTATTTTTGTACTTGTGCAAATACATCTGGCTGATAGGGTAATAAGTGTGACGCAATGAAGTGCATAAACCTATACGTGGCACACCGACGGTTAACAGGTGGAATAGGTAAGGCACCCCCAATGCGTACATTCGAATCGTTGATGGATGTAACCATTAGGAGCTAACTATGCCTATCGCACTCGGTGTACCCCCCATTCTTCTACAACTAAAACAAGAAAACCTTCTGGAACGTGCATTCCATGATGGGTTGTTCCCTAACCTAGCGTTTCGAGCTGAAGCCCTCGCTGAAGAGTGGCCAGCTAATAGTGGTACTGAGGTATTTCAAACCCGACCTGGTTTGCTTGCACCAGTTGTAACAGCTATTGCCCCCGGTCAAGACCCACAACCTCAAGCAGTGCCTTATGAGCAATGGGGTCTCTCCATTGGTCAATATACTGGAGCAATCGATACTCATATGCCTACCAGTGTTACTGCTGCTGCTGATTTGTTTCTTCGAAACATTCACCAGTTAGGTTTGCAGGCTGGTCAGTCTATCAACCGTATTGCTCGTAATAACCTTTATACCCCTTATGCATCTGGCAATACTGTTCTCATTGCTGCTGCAACCGCTGGTGACTTTACCATTCGAGTTGCATCTCTCAATGGGTTTACCGATGTTGTTATTCCAGGTACCAATGCAAGACCTCTCCCTGTCTCGCAGACATCTCCACTAACAGTTCGACTTGGAACTGGTGCTGTTACCGCTACTGTTATTGGGTTTACACCCGACCAGATTACAGACCCTACTGGACCAGGAACCTTGCTGTTGTCAGCAGCACTTGCAGGTAACCTTGCAAACCGTTCACCTGTTCGAAGTGTTTATGCACCTACAGTCGTTCGTTCGGCTGCTGGTCTTAGTGTCGATGCTATTACTGCTGGTGATATTCTCACTCTTCAGCAATGCATCAATGCTACTGCAGTTCTTCGACAGAGTAATGTGCAACCCCATGAGGATGGGTTCTACCATGTGCACATCTCTCCAATGGCAAACGCTCAAGTCTTTGCTGACCCCGTGTTCCAAAGATTGAACCAGTCCCTACCCGAGCATGTCATCTATAAAGAGGGATTCATTGGAACCATAAGTGGTCTTATGTTCTTCATGAATAATGAGGTTCCCATCTTCTCCAACTCTGGTACTCGTACCGCAACAGGTGTTAATGCTGCATACTCACCTGAAATTGGAGCAGAGACGACCAATGAACTTGGTGTCAATATCGGTCGTGTCATTGTGACTGGTAAAGGTTGCCTCTATGAACGCTACCTAAATGAAGGTGGTTATGTGACGGAAGCCGGAACAATGGGTAAGATTGGAGAGTTCGATATTGTTAATAACAATGTCGCAGTTCTTACCGAACGTATTCGTCTAATACTCCGCGCACCAATGGATCGCTTGCAACAGATGGTTTCCGCTGCATGGTCCATCTCAACAGGATTCGGAGCTCCCTCTGATATTACAGCACCCGGTGGCACTGCTCGCTATCGTCGCGCTGTCATCCTTGAGCACGCAATATAATAATATAGGCAGTATATAGTATTGAATGCACGTGGCTTTGCTCCGCGTGCATTCTTGTTTTATGATGTATCTAGTTCCTACAAGGAGATAAATAAGTGGCTCGAAACAATCCCGCACCCACAACAAGAGTTGGTCAGCCACAACAGGCTACCACTTCGCCTTCCCAAAATAGTGATGTACCCCTTGGAGTAATCCTCCAACCTAGTGGTAACGAACGAAACGTTGACCCAAATTTTATTCCTCAAACTGCTGTGAGACCTCCTCGTGTAGAGGTCAAAGCTAAAGAGTATCGAGTAGTAGAGGGGGCTTATATAACAACCGATGGCATGCGAGCTATGCTTCGCAAGGGTCGAACGGTTTCCGATGCACAATACAATATTCAAGCCTTACTTCAGCAAGGAGTACTGCTTGACGAGATAGTTCCTATTGAAGCTGCACCACCCGCCGTTGCTGAAGAAGTAACAGCTTAGGAGATTCACTATGGCATTAACCGAGGACGAAAAGATGCGAGTGCGAAGGCACCTTGGGTATTTGAATGTTGCCTTATCGCAAACATTCATTCTCGGTTTGCCTGCTGGTGTTCAGACACAGTTCGTTATTGAAGGTGCTATGGATAAGATTCGACCCGAAGGGGAAGCATCTATTCGAGAGACTATATGCATACTCGATACTATCCATGACCAACTATTTAAGAACACTGGCAATGCCGAATTTGTACAAGTTGAAGATGTAACATTTAGAGGGGATGCGTTCGCTCAAGTACTAAAGCGATACCAGTTCTTTAGAACAGAACTTGCAAATGCTTTGGGAGTATACCCAAACCCCTATGATCAAAGATTTGTTGGAGCTAACGCTGCTAATCCAGGTATTAACATCTCTGTGGTCCACTAATGGCTAAATGCCCTACAACTAATGAGTTGCACCCAATAACACCAGACCAAGCTAGCAACAGCTTGGCTAATAGGATTTCAACTTCATTGGATAGGGCTCGACAAGCAAAGGTGGATATAGGGTTAAGACCGTATCGAATATTACTCACCTGGACCTATTCAACTGGTGATGAACGTGGTCAAGGACTGGAAGAGATTTACTACCGGGAGGAACTGCTACCCACTCCACGCATAGAGGGATTAGGTGGTGTAGCTATCAATCCTTATTCTGCTGGTGCTCTACCTGTTGGTAGCATTCGAGTATCAAAGATAAGCGCTAGATATGATCATGACTTCTTAACAGGTCGAGTACTTCCTCAACCTTTTATACAAACATTCAAAGAACCTATTAGACCACCACAAGTAGACTTTTTTTATGAAGTGCACGAGGATGGAAGAACATCCCCACCTCAACTAGGTATATGCAAAGTACCTGCTGTTGTTACTGTTCCCTTTATATCTATACGACAGAAGTACAGGCTTAGTATGCAACCCGAAAGAAAGTCCTTTGGGTGGATATTAGGACTTGAACGCATGAGTGAAGATATGGATCGCTTTGGTGAGAGCCAGATATCTACAGATGATATTCAACCCACACCAGTGATACCCCCTCTTCGAAAGAAGAGATAATGGCTCTAAACATAAAGATAGATGTAGCAGACCTAGCTAAGTTTAGGTCTAACATAACCGCTCGTATAAGAATGGGTGTTAGGAAGGGTGCTCTCAGTGCAGGTCAAAGAACACTTCAGCTTATACAAGGCAAGCTCATACAAGAATGCCAACCACATCCACCTGTCGATAGAGGATTGTATAGAGCAGGATGGCAAGTGCATGGTGACCTGGTAACAACACCTTTGATAATATCTAATAAGGTGCCTTATGCACCTATCATCGAATATGGAGCACGTGCATCCAATATCAAAATAGGTAGAGCAATGCTTACAGCCCTGGCCGAGTGGGCTCAAAGAAAAGGGCTTACCGGAGGCCGCAAAGCGGCCAAGAAAGCTTCCCTTCCCGCAAAGGAAAAGGGAAGCTTAGGGGATAAGGCAAAGCCCGCAAAGGCTGCTAAAAAGGGCCATAAATCACCTTCTATTTTGGATAAGAAAACAGCTCGAAAGATTGCAAAGCTTATAAAAGACATCAAAGCTTTCATGAAGCGTATGCGCATTGGTGGGGGTATGTTGATAGCTCGCATTCGACATGAAGCTGGCTATGTAGAATCTGAAAGTATTACTAAGACTACAGCAACAGATGATGAAGCTATGGCTATTGCATGGGCTATCGCTATGCATATGCAGAAGGTAGGAATCTTTAATGGTGGTAAGGGTCTTAGGGTTCTTGAGAAGGCTAAAAAGGTATTAGTCAAAGAATACTTACAGCAAGAGATGCAGCGTGAAGTTGCTAAGGCTGTGAGGGGCGGCTAAGGTATAGTCAATGGCGTTTCTCGATAATGTTAAGAGCACAATACAAAGTCTTGTGTTTGGGTCCATAGGGGATTCGCCGCTACCTGCACGAAACCAAGTACCACCATGGGTGGATGGTCGAACAGAAGCACTTCGAACACTCTTTGAATACCTATCCGAGATTACAATATATCGAAGCAATGGGACTGGTCGTGCGCCTATTGCTATGAGGATTCCATATTCGGATATGCATATACAATGGCCGCAAAATGCAGATGAAGTATTAACATTTCCTGCGATTGGTATCTTACCAGGGGAAGGTCAACATATTCCTATAGGTCTTTCACCAGCTATTGATGAAACAACAATCGACACTTATGGAATGGGTACTGTTCTTTGGAGACTTTGGGAATATCAAGAAGACCTCCAACTTGAACTATGGGCATCAAGTCCCGCTGAGCGTGCAGCTATGGTTCAAGGTATCGAACTAGCATTAAGCCCATCCGAGAACGTTAGTAACCTACGACTTCGAATGGATAACTACTTTGGCACAAGTGCATGCTTTACTTTACTTGGAGCTATTCGAGTAGAGGACGGGGATGCAGCGAAAGAGCGCAGAAGGGCATTAATGCGTGTTCGTATGCGCTATGAGATTTTGAGGCTAGGTAGGTACAACCGACTTATGCCAACTGCAAGTGTGAGTGTATTAACGCCAGACGAAGAGCTACCGGAAGGTAGCATCTCGTGATACTCTATTACTACCTAGCTGCCTTTGCCGCGAGGAGGTGAACATGCCCATTTTTATTAGACGTTGGGATGCGAATCCCGGAAGCGATGTTCTACTAAACATCGAGTCATATAATATCCTGGACCTTGATCCAGCCGCTCAGATAACGGCTATAGGAACTGGTACAGTGATTATGGTTGGAGAGTCCGAAGATGGGCCTTTCAACACTCCTACTGCTATCTCGTCATCTAGTGATCTACTAGGTACATTTGGTGGTCTTGGTTATACCTATAATGGTTTAGTAGGTAACTACCCATGCGCCAAAGTTCGATATGCAGATAGTGCCATCTCCCCCGAATATTGGAACGGTAACATGTTCGTACAGCTTAGCGGGAAGCGCTTTCGCGCTCTGCAGCTAGTACGAGTAGATACTAGTGTGGGTAGCGTCACCTTCTCTCGACTGGCCTCTGTATATGGTTCAAGTAACACCAGATTTAAGCTAACAACTGGTCAAATTCTTGCGCTTGATATCGGTGGCGGCTCCGTAAGTGCAACATTTACAGGAACAGTTGCTAATGTCACTGCAGCAGGTGGGAGTTACCCAACTTCATTTGTCGGCGGTGAAACCCTGGTCATTGGATACGACGGACAACCTGACTTCACTGTTGTATTCCTAACAGCTGACCAAGCTATCGCGGATTGTATAGCTCGAATCAATAGTTTTGCTGGATACACAATGGCCAGTAATAGTACCGGCCAAATCAAGCTAACAGCTAGACAGGGTGGAACTGGGAGCAAGATTCGTATTGTTTCTGGTTCAACTGGTGTTTTGACTAAGCTTGGTTTCACTGCTGCTACTACTTCTGGAACTGGAAACGTTGTTGATATTGATAACGTTACACCTGCAGAAGTTAAAACCATTGTGGAACTTGCGGTAACTGGCGCATTAGTTGAAACAACTCCTTCAGGGAGACTTCGAGCATCCAACCTCGCAACTCCTACGACTGGAACAATAGCTGTTGGGGCTGCTACTACTGCTGTCAACCTAGGGTTCACAGTTGGTGCGACAGGAACCGCTGCTGCTGGTGTAGCTACTACTATCCCTGCTGGTACGGTCCTCAATAATAGTGGTGGTACTAATGCAGTAGTTACTATGAAGTCTATTACTGTAACTGCATCTACTGCGGGACCTTATACAAGCAAGGTTCGACATGCAGTTGATGATGGTACTGGGGTATCTGCACTAGGTGGTGCAATCACGAAGATAACAACCCCCGCTGAGGATTCTGCATGGGCTGTATACAACCCACTTCCTCTAAATGCTGCTCTTACCGAGGCACAGATAGATGCAGCATACCAACTAGCCTTTGATTCAACATTGAGTCAAAGCTCTATCGCTCGTACTGCGAACATTATTGTTTCCGCAAGACAGTCGAATGCTATTCGGCAGATGGGTCGAATAAACGCTAAGACCGCTAGTAACCAAGGGTTTTATGGTCGCATGTTTATAACACGCGCTCCTATGAATACCTTGAAAGCTACTGCACTAACTATGGTTACTCTCAACCGAGCAGAACGGTTGGTTATGTGTTACCCGAACTGGAGAACCAATGTTCCTCTTATTGCTAGTAGAGGAACAGCGGGTGGTGTCGGATTTACTGCAGATGGTATTGTCGATGTGGGAGCAGATGGATTCCTAGCATCAATTCTTTCACAACTCGCAGTAGAAGAAGACCCTGGTCAAGATACTGGATTGCTAGATGCAGTAGTTGGTCTTGAGAGTGGTGCAAACGTTCAAAACTTTGTAATGGAGGACTATATAGCCTTCAAAGCAGCTGGTATATGCGCACCTCGCATAGATGAAGGTGTTGCTATATATCAAAGCGGTATCACTTCTGTAGACCCATTGGTTCTACCAAACCGGACTGATATCAATCGTCGACGCTTGGCAGACTATATCCAGGATTCACTCTCCAGAAGAGGGAAAGCCTTTGGAAAGAAGCTGTCAACCCAAGCTCGTCGAGCTGCAATGGTTACAGAGATTCGAAAGTTTATGGCAGACCTTCTATCGAAGGACCAACCTGCTAATCAGCGTATAGCCGGGTACGATGTTGATGCAGTCACAGGTAACACTGCTGATCTACTCGCACGAGGGTTATATGCCGTTATTGTTAGCTGCAAACAGCTATCATCCCTGAAGTCTATTGTTCTAACTACATACGTTGGAACCAATGTAACAGTAACCGAGTCAATGGAATAATGAGGTGCTGATATGCCTTCACAACGTATTCTAGGTCAGGATTTGACCCTGTTGGTAAGTAGAGGCACTGAGTTAGTCATTGACCCTCTTACCGACATTACAAACTTCAATGGGGAGATGACCTTCAAAACCCTTCAACAAGGGTTCCTTGGAGAGTTCGCAGACCGAACGGACTTTGTATATGAAGCTGCGAAGTTTGATTTTGAGCTTCAAATACACACTGCACTCTACTTCGACTTTGCCATGTCTATTAAGAACAAGGCTCAAAGACGAACACCTGATGTAGTGTTCAATCTATCCGGATTGATTACGTTTCCTGGAACGGGTGAGGTAACTAACCTCATATTTGCAGACGTTGCCTTTGGTCCTATTCCACTAAATGTTGGTGGACGAACAGAATATGTAAAGACCAAGCTGCAAGGTATCTGCTCGAATATCGATCCACAGAAGATGTAGAAGATGTAATCGACCTCATATCGCTGTATGGTTATTCCCCTATGGAGTGCTACAAAACTCCATAGGGTTTTTTATTAGGAGACACCCACCATGGCTAAGATCAAACAGAAAGTGGAAACCAACCTTTCAAAGGCTGTTTCCGCTGTAGAAACTGCTAGTGCAATTAAAGAAGTTCCAATGACAGAGGAAGAGCGTCAACTGCTCGCACAATCCGAAGAAGAGCAAGAAGAATCACCTACTATGGAACCAGAACAAGCGCCTGGTGTTCCACCCTGGGCTATCTTACCAGAAGGGTTCAAGCTTCCTCCTCCTGGAAGAAAAGTTATATTCCTTCGCTTTCCCCCTCATATAACAGAACGAACAGACTTGGGTGATAGGTGGTGTGTTGTATGGTCCCTATCATTGCAGGAAGAAAGACTTGCTGCCTCTCGTATGCGTGGTGATGCATCTAGATTTATTCTCGAACACACCAAACAAATGATTCGATGTGTCGATGGGAAACTTCCTAACTGGGTAGCTGACCCAAATAAGGACGGAAGGCTATTCAACCCGGATATCTTTATGGATCAAATAGGGTATAAGGGCCGTGAGATACTTATGACTGTATATAACAAGCTCCATTCGTTGACACCCGAGGAGCGCGTGGATTTTTTCGCCACTTGCATGGTCTCGCTAGACGCACAGCCCGCCTAGCGCGTGGTCAGGCGCTTGACCCTCTGCATGTAGAGGATTCGTTATTCATTACAACCTATAGACAAAATCAGGCGCATCCATATCGACCTGGTTCTGTCATGGATACTGCGTGGGCTGTTGTATATTCACTCCATGTTGATATCGCAGAGCGGGAAACCAACCGTATCCGGGATGTCGCATGGCTTTGCCGTTATGGTAGACAGGACTATGCTAAACTATTGGAGCTTGAGTGGTTCGAGCTTCGCTCCCTTATGGGAGCGATTGGGTATTGGATAGAGCAAGAGTCCGCAACGTTAGCAATGAGCGAGGTTTAGATGGCAGACGAGAGCGCAGATGTAAAGGTAAGACTCGTTCTGTCGAATAAACCTGACGAGATGGCCAAGGCTATGTCTGATGCCTTGGCTGCGGGTAGTGTTGAAGCTTCCAAGCACATGAACTCTAAGGGAGAAGGAATGTTCTCCCTTAATAGCAATATAAGCGCTATGGGGGCTAAATTTAAGGCTTTCGGGGCTATGGGTAGTGCAGCTATGAGCGCTATCGGAGTAGCTGCTGGAGTAGCCGCTGGTGCTGGTATAGCGGCCATTACTGCATCTATGTTTGCAGCCAATAGTCGACTTGAAAAGATGAAGGCTACAACCTTCGAGATGATTGCGCTTAGTGGAAAAGCCAATATGCCTTTAGGTGATGCTCGCACATTAGCTAATGCATATGACGCGCAGTTTAGAAGAATTGCTATAAGTGCAGGAGCTACAAGGGATGATGTACAAGCTGCATTTAATGCTGTAGCTGAAGGTATAAGAGGAACATATAGGGCTAGGCTTACACGAGCACAATCGGAAGCTATTACCGAGTCTATGGCTCAAGCTGCGAAGGTAGTTCCAGGAGGACTGTCAAAGCTAACAGCTGAATACGAAGGTATGAAAACTGGTACCTTCTCCAGCACAGGGGCCATAGTTGGAATGGTTACAGCTACTAAGGTTCTAAAGGGTGAATCTACCGAAGTAGCAAGACAGATGGCTCGTATGACAGATGTTCAACGTATGACAGTTGCCGAGGAAGGCATGCGTCGAATGGCTAAGCAAGCCAAAGATATTCCTATGGGATTCGATGGCCTAAAGAACTCGCTTGCAGAAGTTTATGACCTTGCATCTACAAGCATAGGACAACCCATAGTCAATGAACTACTTCCAGTTCTTACCGATGTAAAAAACTGGTTTAGTCATAATGCTACAGCTATTGAGATTACAGCTAATAGAGTTGGTAAATACATAGGTGGCTTTATACAAGGTGTGTCTAAGATTGTAGGTACCTTCTATAATGTGTTTGCACAAGATGGTGGTAAAGTTGCCGGGTGGATAAAGGATGCATTCTCGTATGCAGAAAAAGCATTTAGTTGGATTGTTGAGAATGCAGAGCCCTTAGCAAAGACATTCAAAGATGTATTCGATGTTATAATCAGCGCTATTGAGGGTGCAGCGGCTCTACTCGCAAAGGCTGCTGCTGCATCTGGTAAACGTGTCGGCGGTAATAAACAAGAAGATGCCGATGCAGAGATGGCAAGGATTATTAAAGAAGCACAAGGCGGTGCTTATGAAGCTGCATTTAAGCGTGGTGGTATCCATGGAAAGACTGGTGCAAGGGAAACCATAGCGGGTGCCGACACCTGGGCTAGTCAAGGTATGGTTGACCAGTTCGATACAGCAGTTAAGAAGTTTCATGAGATGAGTGAGCAGGTAAATAAGCTCACTGGTTCTATTGGTGGTGAAGGTGGTGCTCAAAGCGTATCCCAGTTTATGAGCCTATATGAAGAGGCTAAGGCTGCTCATAACGAGGGGATGATGAACTATATGCAAAGCTTGGTTAAGGGTAATGCAACATTAGCTCAATCCTTTATTGATAAGGGTGGTGAGGTTAAGACAGCGCTTGAAACCTTCGCTAAAGATGTAGGTGACTCGAACTTCCTTGATAACGTTCGTAAGTCCATTCGAGGTGACGGAGCTAATAAAGCGTTAGCTCCACAGATAAACTTTAATGGAAACACCTTTAACATTAAGCAGGACTTTAGAGACCAAGACCCTGATAGGGTTATGATGGTATTCGAGAGAGATATAAGACGATCATCTACTAATAGAGTTCAATCCCCTTATGGTATGGGTAGTGTAGGTAGATCGTAGATATGGCGCAGACTAAGATTTGCTACTAATATAGACAAACTCTCTTGGAGGTTAATATGCCCAAAGCACTCGCACAATACGTCAGCAAAAAAGCCAAAGGTGAACTCGACGAAGACGAAGAAGATAAGAAGGACCTCGAAGAGGACGAAGAGGAAGAGGCTGACGAAGAAGAAGATAAAAAGAAAAAGAAGGATGAAGAGGATGCAGAGGAAGAGGACGGACTTCCTTTGACAGATGAAGGTTCACCCGGACATGAAGCACTTCCTGACCTTGTAGAAAAACTAGCGGGTGGTGGTGAACTTACGAGGGAGGAATCCGATCTCGTAGATACTGCTAAAGAGGAAGAACTCATAGAGTCCCCCGAAGATATGCAAAATGAATCCCCTGAAGTACAAGATGCAGAGGAGGAGCTAGGTACTGAGCTACACGATGATGAAGAAGCTCCACCTACACTTGAGACTCCAGCAGCAGCGGATGAAGTCATATCCGCTATTCAAGAAGCATCCTCGCTACTCCAAGATATTAATTCTTTAGGTAGTGAAGTGGTTGATGAAGTACTTGAAAAGGTTGGGGATGGTATTGATAAGTTTCTTGAGTCTTTAGATACCGATGCATCCACATTAGATACCGAAGAAGAGCCTGTTATTGATGCAGAGATGGATGCTAAGGAAAAGAAAAAGGCTAAGGAAGAAGCTGAAAAGAAAACTAAAGAAAAAGAAGCTATCTCCAAGTCGTTAGCGGATTTTGTTGCTAGTTATAAATAAATGTCCCTAAGCGTTATCACTATCGAGGAGATTGGAGTTACCTCCCCCCGCACACTGGTTTTGACTGGTGCGGGGTTGCCTTTTCCTACAGTAGAATGGAAGGGTGAGACACGCTTAGTTACTAAATGGTACCCAGGTTATGGAGTAGGTACTCAACAAGTGTTGGGACCTATGGAGCATACCCAAACTTGGGAAGGGGTATGGCGAAGAACCATGCTTCCATCCACTCCTGCAAAGTGGAAAGAAAGTAAAAGAACAGCCGATATTGTAGAACCTCACCTGCTAGTTGAAGCTATGGAATCACTACGAATAAGTGGTTCATTACTTCGAGTAGTATGGAGTGCAGCCTTACCCTACAACGCAGATGAGATTGTTAGGACTGTTCGTGAGGGACGAATGAAGTCCTTTGGATACATTCCAGAAAAGATAACCGATATACGCTGGAATGTTGAATTTGAGTGGGTAAGTAGGGGTCAACCTCGCAAGACACCTGTTATTAGTAGTAGCGATAGTGCAGATGCATCAGCTGCTGCCTTAGATGTAGCGCAGCAAAAGCTAATCAATACAACCAGTATTCTTCGAACCCTTAAGACTAAGAATCCTAGTATTCCCCTATCAACTAGCTTTTCGAGTCTTGGTCAACTTGAGGCTATGGTTTCCATACCCGATAAGTATGCACAAGCTGTTAGCCGAAAGATAACAGGGCAAACCCAAAGCATAACTAGGTTTCTGGATATAGCTCGCAAGGGTGCAACAACACCTGTAAGTGTTGCTAATACGCTAATATCTACAGCTACTAATATTGTGAATAGTGCAAACACTTGGAGGGACCAAGTGAGCCAAGTACCTCCAGAGATGCTTTCTACTAAGACCAACATTAGCTCTCTTCTTAGAGCTGCAAACTATTTTGCTGATGTACATTCTGCAAACGTGGAGATAGCAAAGCGCGCAACCGAGATGAAAAGCCGCTTTAAAGCCCCCCGTGGCCGCGTTGGTGGGCTCCGACAGGAGAATGCAGATTCCTACTCTAATAGTGCAGATGGGACCTTCCTGGCGGTCCATACTGTTCGCAAAGGGGACACTCCAATCTCTTTATCTGTCTACTACTATAAGACTCCAGACCATGTAGTTGATATTCTAAAGACCAATCGACTTCCATGGACACAGACTGATTTGACCGAGGGAACGCACCTTATTATTCCAAAGCTTGCCGATACTGCATTGGTTGGCGGGAGGTCCTAAACATGTCTCAAAGGGTGGCGCCACTACTCGCAGACGCCGAGTATGATGAATCTTTTTATCCAAGTGCGAAGGTGCGCCTTATTGTTCGTTTTGACGAACTAGCACGTAGGGTTTTTTCAACCCCAGATAACCCCGTACCACCACGACCAACTAAAGTTCTAAGTGGTATAAAAGATAAAAGAGCACCGCTTAAAGTGGTTCAAGATGCCAATGCTCCCACAGGTGTGAGTAGGTATATTCTTCAAGATGCTAATCGTCCCCTTCCAGGTGTAGGACCAGAAAAACAAGTTAAAAGTAAAGACGGATTAACCCATGAGATTGAAGGAATCATTCCTCGCTCTGCATCCTGGTCACAGAATGGTATTAGGACTGCAGATACATTATCCCTCACCCTTCGCTATCTTGATTGCCCTATCGACCCTCGTACAGTTCGAAGTTGTGCGGTTGAATACTACCTAGGGACTGTCTCACCAGATGACTTTGCAAAAGGTCTTCGGGGTGAGATGAGACAGCTAAATAAGGATGGTCAAACAAGAGCATCCGAACCTTTGAATGTAGTTCCTGATGCATATACCGATGGTAACGGAGTAGTTCGATCGAATCGAAGGTTTATAGGTTGGGTGGATAAGTGGGCTGTCGATATGGCTAATGAAGACGAACCACTTATTAGATTGGATTGTAGGGATAATACACAGCTTCTTATTGACCAGGAGGCTCCCGCAAAGCTGGTCATAGCAGGTTCAAGACTCACTACACCTATACAAATCTATGGTGAGAATGGTCAAGTAACAGGAAGCATAGGTGGTGGGAATGGAGTTCCTATCGACTACGCGATAGCACAATACCTAAGCCACTTTCCGCAGTTCCAAGGATTGAAAGTTGAATATAGACCCTATGGTGAAACACCGCCTGGCCTTGTAGATGCACTATCTAAAACAGCATTTAGACCTAACTTAGGACCACCTCCGAGCCTTGCATTAGGGGCTAATACTGGGCTTAGTGTTTGGGATTATATGACAGATGTATGTGGTGCATTAGGTCTACTATGTAGAGTAGACGACACTACAGTTATCATCCAAAGAGGTCGCTCTATCTATAGTGATGAAAGTAGACCTGTTAAGCGTGCCGATGACCCATTCGAGCCTAGATTCGATGGGCAGAAGTTTAGGCGCTTCCTTTATGGAAGAAACATAGAAGACCTAAAGATTGAAAGAAGTTTCGTTCGAAGTGCACCTACTAATATTGAGGTTAGGTGCTACTCACCTCGAAGAAAGAATACCATCGTTGGAAGGTTCCCCACTCGCATCACTGGTAAAGGTATCCAGTCATCCGTACCCGGTGATGGTGGAGCGGAAGAGAAGTGGCTTGTATGGAGAGTATCTGGAATAGAGAACGAGAAAACACTACGAGTGATAGCCCAAACTATTTATGAGATGCTTGGTAGGGCAGAACTATCCGTCAAGATTAAGACTCATTCCTTATGCTCATTAGGTGGTGGGAATGGTGACCCAGATATTCTTGATATGAAGGCAGGGGATACATTCGAAGTACGTTCTACCTACTATGACGATAAGGAAGGTGGAACAGAACCATCAAAGATTGATACCTTCTTACAATCTCAATCCCAAGGAGAAGCCTTCATGAAAAGCCTTGGGTTTCATGGGGATTTAGCTCAAGCCTATACGAAAACATTTACTGACCTAGGCTTTCAAAATATCTATAAAAGTAGGGCTATCTCTATTGGTTGGGAAGAGGGGGAAGTCTCTATTGACCTAGAAGGTATCAACTATATCGAGGTAAGAGCAGACCCAATAAAAGCAGGAATACTCGCAGAGGACGAACGCCAATGATTGATGCAAACGATATCTTCGATATGGCAGGTGGTCCAGGAGTAGACCCTAGGCAGTGGGTTAGCTATGGGACTGTATCCCGTACTACTGAAGGTCAAGAGCCTCTAAACTTTGATGAACAATATGGTCAACCGCTGGTTGCGGTAACACTGCAACCATCTGGTTTAGAAGTGTTATGTAGGGTTAGCAGTTCCCTAGCTGGTCTTGGTGAAGGGGAATGGTACCCATTCGTTTCTGGTGATGAGGTTCTTGTCGTCATTCCACAAGGGGATGAAAAGAACTGTTGCATTATAGGTCGATTGAATAACGAGATTGATGCTTTTCCTAAAGAGGTAGCGGGTATCCAGGTTAAGGAGAATCGTATTGGATTTAGAAAGCACATAGCCCCGTTCGTAGTCGAGTTCGATCAATCCTATATGATTAGAAACTCTAAGGTTAAGTCTTACATATCATTCGATAGTACTGGTAATGTAACTGTATCTAATAGTGATAACGCTCTGCTTATATTGAATGCAGATGTTATAGGTCTTCAATCTGCAGATGGTGAATCCGTTATACAGATACCCACCGATAGCGGAAACGTTCTTCTCCAAGCAGGTAAAAGCCAGCTTCAAATAGGGAAGAACGGTAATGCAACAACCCTTTATACAGATGGGGAGATTCAATTCAGTGCTAAGGGCGCAGCGCCTGTTCAACATGTTCTAACGACAGAACAACTCTATAATATTGTGCAGGGTGCACTATTTGCTTTTGCATACCGCATAAGCACTCTTACAGCACCATTGACTGGTTCCTCGCTTGCTGCACTTCTTCTCCCAAACCTTATAGACCAAGATGTAGCTACGGGGTTTATGACAGCATCCACAACGGGGCTATCACCTTTAGCTACACTTGCAATACCCGCCCTATCTACTGCATTGACAGTACCTATCAATGCACAGAACAGACTCTATGGGGTTGGATGCCCTAGCCTCTTAGGTGGCTAGCTGTTACACTCTTTTGCATGAGTGCACCAATAGCGGACGCTCCTGCCCCCTCTACTGCAACCAGTAGCTTGACACCTACGTCATTGCTTTGCGGTATTGCTTTTCCACCAGGTCTTGGAATGCTGCCTGTTGGTCTTCCAATACCCCCTACAAGCGTTCCACCAATACCAGTGCTTCCTTCTATGCCTTCCATGCCCTTGGGTTTGGATTGCTCAAAGAGTAGCCCCACAGATATAGCTAAAGATGTTCCACCCGGTGGTGGCAGAGTATCTAAACAAGACCCGGACCCTGATGATGACTACCAAAACTTTGGTTAAGGAGTAGCGATGACAGCCATAGCAAAGATCAAGTTCAAACAAGGTGCAATCATTGGAGTCGCTGGGCGGGCTTTAGTTGGGACTGTCGCTGGAGGCCTTGTCGAGATTGAGAATGATACTTCGACAGATATTACCCATTACAAGATAATCGTAATGGATGCTCCTGTTGGTAGTGGGCTAACACCAGGTCAGGTATTGGTTGATGCTAATGGGTCTACACCGTATGCATCATTCACCTGGCCTTTAGCAGTATATGGTACTACTCAGATACGACTAATACTAAATAATACTGATAGTCCCATATTTAATCCTCTAACAACTATCTATGATGATAGGGACTTTATTATTGAGGGTCCAGGGGCAGGATGGAAGCTTCCAAGCTACCTATCCACAACTAGTACCTTCAACTATGGTGGGCAAACCCAAGGATGGAAACCCGCTATCGATAGTATACTAAGGGACTTATACGCTGGGTTTGGAGCACATGTTATTATATGGGCACCTGGTAAACCTGAAACCTTTAATCAGTTCTCCACCTTTGCGAAGGTATGGGATGCATTTACCCAAACCAATGGCCAAGTCGATATCTATGTAGACTTTTCCATTGCAACAGAAGCACTACCAGTAGGTGACCTAACAGCAGGGCCTATTGTATTAGATTTTGAATCGAGGGTAAGGCTCATATCTGATAAGGTAAAGCTAGGCTCTCCAACACTAACACTAGATGTAAGCGTACTAACTGTTATTAAGAATCTAGCTGTTCTTGAGAATATGGTACTTAAGAACACTAGTGCATATGACTGGGGAAGCACACCTCAAAGACGTATGGTCTTTGACCCATTCTCTAAGTTCTTTATGGTAAATGCTACCATCGATAGTGATGGCAATACTCCAATGATATGGGTAGAAAACCCGGGCTATCCTGGTACCCGTAACGATATGGAGATGTATGTATTAGATGGGTCTCTTATTACAGACCATTCAGTTCAGGTCGATTACAATAACTCATGGTTACCACAAGGTCCTTCCCTAGTAGTATACTGTGACAAATCAACTATAGAGCAAACAGGTATATATTCACCAGTTCCCGGTGGGTGTGAGATATATACAGAGAATAGTGTAATAGATGGATACCTCACTATTATGAGGGGTATACCTGAATCCGTAGTTACATATAAACCTAGTAGCACTGTAGGGGAGAATGTTTGTCCTACACAAGCTATAGGGGAGTACTCCGATTGGAACCAGGTTAAAAGAGCTTTCACATATAGCAATGGACCTGTAACTATTGCATTTAGTGCGGGAGCTGCATCCACCAATACTGTTCCTTTACCCATAGAGACGGTAAATCTTGCAAGTAGGGGTTCCTTAGTAGGTGCAGAATCTAGCCTTTCTATTCTTCAAGGTAGAACTACATTCAGAGACCCTATAGTAGTAAAACGTCTATTCCTATATAGGGATGACTTATCCCCCACACCTATTATAGATGTATATGGGGTTACTAAACTCGAACAATGTGTTCTTTTAACTAATCCAGCAGATGCTAAGATTGTTCCTGTAGTTAGACTAAGAACATCAGGTACATTAGTAGTAGGTGAAGGAACAACCATTCAAGGTTCCCCAACTACAAGTTCTGCTGCTAGTGCATCTAGTATAGATGTTCTCGGTAGTGGTAGTGGCTCCACCATACGAATGGAACCATTCTCTACTATTAACTCTAATGCTATTATCAACTCAGATATGATGGGGTATTATACCCTTGAAAAGACGTGCCATAGTAAGTTCGATAGTGAACAGTACTTTCAACCCGGTGCTATCTACGATTGGTCTACAAGCCATTTAACATTTGGTAACTCCGACCTAGGTGCTAGCTATAAGAGCTGGTCTAACCTGATGTCAGTATTTAGTAACTCCACTACAGGTATTCAACAAATACTAATAAGTGATGGTGGTGCTATGTACCCATCACCAGATGAATATAAGATACCTTTTGGAACATGGGACCTACAAGCACGTGGTGTTTTAGTTGGTGATGTTCGGTCTGCCACTAGTGGTGCTGTAGGTGGGAACTCTATAAACAATAGAACCTTAGGGTTTCAGCAAGTATCTAGTAGTACTTCCTCAACACAATTTGTAAATCCTAAAGGAATTAAAAACCTATATATTAACAGGGATAACCTAGTTACACCAGATGGTCGCGGGTTATTCAACTTCAATCTAATGGCACAAGAATGTGAGATTGAAAACTGCTACTTCTTGCAGCTAGATAATAAGCGCATAACCTTTGACTGTAGTACTACATCAGGTGCTCGAACTGTTATCATATGTAGACGCAGCGAGTTTTATGGACCCAATATGTTTTCGTCTGCAGGTACAGCAGACCTTCGTATCTATCTTCTTGATGGGTCAAGAATAGGTGCGGATTGTCTATCCGGTGCTGGTGTTATATCCGTTTATTGTGATGATTCGTCTTATATAGAACCAAGCCAACCAAACGCATCTAACTGGAGTGCAAGCTGCCCTAGGGCTCGGGTCGACCCTGCATCTGAGCATCCTGTTATTACTCCAACTGCACTTGCTGCTAATCAGAACGATTATGCTCCCACCGATTGGAATACAGCTGCTCTTGTTAGGGTATCTACTAACGGTGCTGATAGAACAATTACAGGTCTATTAGCGGTTACCCCACAAGATTACAACCCAAAGACCGGATTCAAACTTCATTATAAAGATATCATCAATGTAGACTCTACGTACTCAATCACATTAAGCCATTCTAGTTCCAGTTCTGCTGCCGCAAATCGAATCGTTAATCCAGCAGGTTCTGATATTGTATTAGGCCCATATGCATCCGCTAGGTTGTATTATGATGTAACATTAGCTAAGTGGATAATACTAAACAATACTCAATCTGTATGGGAAGATTATAACGTCAGCCCATTCGTCGCAGCTACTGGAAGTAGCGTGATAACTTATGAACCATGGAGAGATGTAGCAGGGTCAATATCTGCATACTTAAGGCATGATAGGGATGTTTATCTATCCTATAACTTTGAACTTCCACATGCATGGGACCAGCTATCGAACCTCATGTTGCATATGCATTATGCACCTTGTGCTACACCCCCACCTAGTACTGATTTAGTAGCCTACTTTTTACTAAAGTATTGCTACACAAAGAATGGTGATGAGATACCTGCTGACACTGGTTGGACTAGTACGAATATATCCGTAACTATTCCATTCTCAGGTGCGGACTTATTTAAGTATAAGTACAAGGCATTAGCCACAATAGCCCCACCAGCTACACCAGGTGCAGGTTTATGGTTGAAGGTTTTGTTAGCTCGCTTGGGTACTAACCTGAGCGATACCTTCAAAACATCCAAGACGTTAAATACATCACAAGCGAACTTCGCTATAGGTAACTGCGGTATTCACTATCGGTTAAAACGTGGTGGAACTCCAACAGACCTTGGATAATGAGGTGACATATGCCGCCTAATCACGACCAACCATGCCAGATGCAGCACGCAATCCAATCCTTATCGGAGGATGTGCGTCTGCTTCATAGTTCCATTAATACTCTTACGAATGAAGTGAATCATGTGCGTAGTGAGGTAAAGCGGGCACAGGACCAAGCGCTAGAAGCCAAGACAGTCAGTGATAGGAGTGAACACGAGATGCAAACAACCTTCCGGGCATGGGAACGCCATACATCCGCAGTCGATACCAAGCTCCAAGGTCATGAAGGTATGCTCAAAGAGCAATCGACTGATCTCAAGCAGCTCATACAGTTTGAAACACAACGAGCTGAAAGAGAAAAGGTTGCAGAGAAGGATGCATCTGTACGAATAAAAACCAAGCTAAGCAGGGAAGCGTGGATTGTTCCTATGCTAGTTGGAATACTAGTTGGAATAGCTGGTGTCGCATGGGCTCAGTGGAACATGTATACCAATATGGTGAACGCTTTAAAGACGGAGCATCAACAGTCTAGCCATACAGCGAGGAACCCCTAATGCCTTATGGAACACTATGGGGAAGCACTCCATGGGGTGATGGAAGTTCTATCACCCCTATGACAGGTACCGCAGATGCTATTGCATTACGGGAGAATGTGATCCGGGTGACATTGCCCTTTGCGGCCTACTTTACAGGCCTTTTAGATGCAGAGGACGCTTCCTACCCTGCTAAGTGGGTTGTTTCACCCGTAGCTAATACAACAGGGCTAGAGGGGTCCACGGTATGGCCTGTGACGGTTGTTAGCGTTGTTGAAGTTGGTACCGATGCCTTAGGTCAAAGTATTATTGACTTATACCTAGACCGTCCTATGACTCCATGGCCTGCCCAATATTCCCTTCAAGCAGATTGGCTATGGACCAATAACCTTGCATATGTATTCACTGTAACAACTGCTAGCATCCCATCAATGCACCAGAAGGTAGAACCTGCTAACAGTGCATTAGAAGCTAGTGGAAGAGACTTTGCTAATCCGCAAACAGCAAAGTCTTTACTTGGGTTACCTAATGTCGATGAATACCTAGGTACCTACAGAGCAGATGATACAGGTGATTATGCATATGATGACGGTGCTATAGGATTGCAGAAGAGAGTACTTCGCATAGGTATAACCAAGAAAGATGGCTTTGCTCATCTACCTGGATGGGGTGTTGGTATCTATGACCTTGGTAAAAGGTTGCTAACTGCTTCGGAGCGACAGACCAAGATAGCAGACTATGAAAAGCAGATAACGCAAGACCCGGGTGTTAAGAAGGGTAAAGTGCAGATGCGAACTACTACGAATGGTCTTGCAACCATTATCGTACTGGTTGAACCTTTCGAAGGGTCACCGTCAAAATATGAGCTAGCACTTCCGGAACAGTAGGGTTTTCAAGAAGTACATTATTGATAAAGTCTAGGACTGGTTTTATGTTTCTCTTTGGCCATACGTTCGTTGTATCCCCCATAGATAATGAGAAAACACTATTGAATGCAGTAAGCTGTTCGATACTAGCTGTAGACCATAAGGTATCCGCAAGAATCGAAACCGGCCTATGTGTAAGAGCTGTTATGGTTGTGGGATTAGTAACTTCCTTCTTAAGAATCGTTTCATCTTTATCAAGAAGGCTCTTGAATAGCTCTATGTTTCGCTTTGCAAGCATGGACTTAATACGTCGAGTATCATCTGCAGTTGGATGTAGATCAAATAGGTTTTGAACCCATTTAGGTATGTATTCTACACCACATATCTTAAACGATGAAACAGCACACATACCTAGAACCCAGTTGGATTGTGGTTCTATTGCACTTTTAGAACGTGCTCTTCGTCTATTAACTTCGGATAAGGAATGAATACTATAGTCACGACTCCCATCACTACTACCTACGAATAAAGGGTTTCTAGTGATGTTCTCTACTGCATACCTTTCATGGCAACTACGAATCTCAAGCACCCTAGTTAATTTATTAGGGTTGGTAGTAGTGGCTACACAATGAGGGCAAGCAGTGTAGGTATTCACTATCTCGATAAACGTATCCTGCGTGGTTTTTAGTGATTCCATTCTTATCATAGAGATTGCACCAAAAGCCGTAATGGCTCCGAGACTCTTGTAGTGTTACTATTATCCGCATGCCTCTCGATATGCCCACTAGACTCGATTTGTATGCACTTGGTAGAGACCATCTAGTGCAACGTGCAAAGCGCATTGACCCTACGCAAGTCGATGTACTTGGCTCCGATGCTAATATCTTTGTTGGGTCTGTATCGGTAATGCTAAAGCGCGTTGTCGACCAACTAGGGTATGAAGTAGCCAAGAAAACACTTGATGGTTGCGAAGACCAAGACCTAGACCGATGGTTATATGATGAATACAAGATGCTTCGAAAGGGGGCATCTAGTGCAGTTGGAACGGTTAGGTTCTATCGAGCAACAAGTGGGACGTCTGGCGTTATCCCTAAAGATACCCAGATAAGAACCTTGTCTGGTGCGGTGTACATAACAACCAGTGCTGCAAGCTTTGGAACAACAGACCTAACATCTATTGCAGATGTACGAGCTGCAGAAGCAGGCAAAGCTACACAAGCAGGTGCAAACACTATCCGATCGATTGTGACTCCTGGGGCACTCTTTGATCCTACGATTCAAGTCAATAACGACGAGGCTGCGGCTGGTGGAGAGGATGCGGAGGGTAACGATGACTTTAGAGAACGTGGTCGTGATTTTTGGCCTTCTGCTAGGCGTGGAACTTTGGGTGCTATCGAGTTCGGTGCTAGGGAGGTGCCGGGTGTTGTATCTGCACAAGCCGTCGAAGTTACTGAAACTCTCAACCTCAATGGTGTCATTCTTACGCTACCGGCGAGGGTTGTTATCCTATACATCTCGGACTCCTCAGGAGTTGCGTCTGCTGCATTGGCTAAGAAAGTCGAGACTCAACTACTAGAATATAGGGCAGGTGGTATAGCTGTTATAGTAATGACAAGTAAACCACAGCTAGTGAGTATACTATTGAAGTTAGCCTTTAGAGCTAATGTAGATACAGTTGCCTTGGCGGGTAATGTTCAATCCTCTGTAGTTGAATACATTAATAGTCTACCTGTTAATGCAAAACTAACAGTTGCAGATATATTAGTTGTATTGAGTAGATATAAAGAGGATGGTCTAATAATAGACCAGAATAGTGTAGTAGCACCTGTAGGGGATATTATACCAACACCAGGGCAAACCATTAGAACAACAACTGACCTAGTGGTTATCCAGTAATGAAAAAAGGTTCATCCAAAATAGGGGCATACACTCTTGCGGATATGTATGCCATATGGCGTTCGTCAGTAGATGAACGGTATGCACAAGCACTTGAGAAGGCTGGCTCTGGTAATGGCTTGGAGGTTATTACCCAAGCATGTGAGCAAGCTGCTCGTGTAAGTGGTGCTATCAATCGAACCTTTCAGTCCATGTTTATATCCCCCTGGAGTGGCCAAAGTGACCTGCCAGCAAGTGGTGGAGCTAGGGCTAGGGTGGAACTAACCTTCTCAAGAACCCTTCGGCTACAAGAACCACTCGTATTAGAGACAGGATTCCAAGTCCAAGAGGAGCAAATAGACTGGGGTGAGAATGGTGGAGTAGTTGCGGAAACAGGAAGAATATTCTTGCTTGAGCAACCCCTAGTCTTTGCACCTGGTGAGATGGGACCAAAGACTGTATGGGCCATAGCAGAGAAGGATGGGTATGGGTATAATAACCCCCTACCGGATAGTCTGACAGGGGTAGTAGAGTTCGGAGCAGACTTTAATAATACTGCTATATCCGTTACATCAGGTATTCAATCCTTGCTAACGCTTGGAATGGAGCCTGACGTATTATTACCGTCTCAGCTTGGGTATTATATTCAGTTCACTAATGGTGCTAATGATAATAAAGCATCTAGGATTATAGGGTATGCACCACCTAGTGTAGGTGTTCATGGTGGGGAGATTCTACTCGATACCCCTTTCTCACCTGCTGTAACCCCTACCGGAACCTTTACCGATGGTGAAGCTATTGAGATTCGAACAGGTGGGACTGGCGGAGCTATACAAGGAACAGGAATATTACTATTAGGTCCTACTAGTGTTCATGGGGAAAGCCTTATGGTGTACCAACTAATATCTGGTACACCTGCTGCACTAACAGATGCAGTTATGGGTTTAACATCAGGTGCTAGCGCAATAGTAGGTCGTATTGCATACGCATCCACCATAACAACCCAAGCTGTACCAGACTGGGAAGTAGTTAGCTTTACAACTGGTTATGGGCTAGTTGTTACCAATACATTATCACCTACTGGTGGTGATAATGCATGGCTGGACGAGATAGGCAGAGGAAGAGGAATAGATAGGGCAGGCGGTGAACTAGATGCAAGCTATCGAACTAGGGTAGCTGAGATAGCTGATGTAGTTGCCCCTAATGCTTTGATTAGAGCTGTTAATCGAATATTAGCCCCATTAGGTTCAAGAGCCTGCTTTAGAGAAGCAGGGGACATGAATAAGTTGGCTGGTCTATACTTCGATGCAGGTTCTAGTCAAGATGCAGTACAAGACCCTGCTACCAACTTTGCATTCGATATCGACCCTACCCTAACCCCTACTGATGAATGGAAGGTACTCTTTTCGGTTAGGGAGATGAGGGGCTTCTTTCTTATGGGTGTACCGGATATGTCTCAAAACATATTTGGTGCAGCCTTTGATGGAGCTATTGGCGATATCTTTCCAATAGAAAATGCGCTTGATACAACGGCAGTAGACGAACAGTTTGCATGCTTTGATGGTGAGAATAATAACCAAAGTGAAGTCTATGCAAGCATCTGGGCTGCACTCGACAGGTGCAAAGCAGGTGGTGTATCGTTCGATATTTACATAGAATCTAATGGCTGCGTATAGGAGACTACGAACATGGCAAACGGCGAAAAGAGAGAAGTATTCAATACACGCGAACGGCTAGTCTCCGATGACTTTATGCGGATGCAAGCCTTTATTGCGAAGGCAAGAACTACTGCGCAGAAGCATCAAGGGCAAAGAAGAAAGATTGGTTCTAATGGTGCCTATCCTGGTGTCGATGCAGAATGGAGTGCAGACCCTGTTCATGCGTCTGCACCTAGTCACCATCGCATTATTGGTGGTCTTATGGTTCGTCCAGATGCACCAAGCTACTTATTAGTAGACCCTGGTACAGTTCTTTATTGGACTGGACCCACTGGCAGTACAGATGATTCTGATATTATATCTGCAAGTACTCCAGGGCTAACAGATATAACTACGTTGGTATTTACACCTAATAGTGGTGGTAATACCCGGGTGGATATAGTTGAATGCCGTCCGGTAGACACTGCAACCGAGACAGGTGTCAGTAGGGATATCTATAACCAGACCACACGAAAGTTCGTACCCAACCCGGTTACCAAGGTAAGTGAAGCTATATTTGATTGGCGCATTCGAGTTGGTACCGTTGGTGTAGCTCCTACCATCGACCCTGACTGGATTCCCCTAGCGGTTATTCTTGTATACCCATCAAGTACTAACTTCGCTAGCTGCGACTTCTACGATGTTAGATACTTTGCGGATGCACCTAATCCAACGTATGAAGGTGGAGCGGCTAGCTCGGTACATATCGAATATTCTAACGAAAACAACGTATGGGGTGTTCGATCGGGAGCAGCAGAGACTAGGGAGTATGGAGTTTGGAAAGCTAAGGTTTCCGGGGTAGAGCTTGGTGGGCTAATGTTCCCAACTTTATCTGAGGGAAGCTTTGGTACCGATATTGACTACGTTGATATAGCAAGTGCTAATAATAACTGTAGGGCATTAGACCTAACAGCAGGACATCTAAATGTACTTTGCTGCTTTATACCATACCAGTTCCCTACTAGATTCGTTCGATATGCAAGGGCACTGGAATCTGTAGTTGCTGCGGATACCTATGCAACAGCAGCTATAACGGGCAGGTTTCCAAAGGGTCCTAATGGAGTCTTTGCAACGGCTGCTAAATCCGCAATAGGTGTTGTGAGAAGTGGTTATATTACTCCTACTACAAGTCTCAAAGCTTCTATGGGGTTTGGTAATGCCCCATGGTTAGGTGTTCAAGTTGCAGAGTTTACCTATTCGAGTTCAGGTACTGCAGCTTATTGCCCTATCAATATATTAGGTACTCATATCGAACCTGCTTCTGCAGGTTGGGTTTCACCTGGTCTATCCTTCCCATGGCGAGGAACTATAGCGCATTCCCTCGTATTTACCGAGACAACTGATTCGTCGTCCTGGTACCAGTGGGAAACAACCCTAACACCTTCCGGAACTAATATTACAACTGCGGGGGCATCAGCAATACCTGCTAATGCTAAATATGTTGATATATTAGTAAACGTAGCAGCTGTTAGTGATACGCTAGGTGGAGCTAACGAAGTTGATGTGCAGGCAGAAAACTCTATTATTGATAGAGCCTACATCGTAAGCCAAACACCATACCTAGGTGACCCACCTGCATCTATTTATGAGAAGCGCATTAGAGTTTATCTGCAACCGTCTCCTGATGCAGCTGGTTACGGAACTAGCTCTACTCGAATCAAGATCTTTATGAGCAAGATGGTATCGACTGCTAACTACACAGGAGTAGCCTACCGAAACTATGGATACATCGTTGGCTATGGTGTATAGTTGGTGAATGGCACTCATAAAACACTTGCGGAAGTGGATAGAGTGGTTGTTTGGTGTTTGGTATGAAGGACCACAACCACCCCCTAGATTAGCCAAGATAATCCAGTTGTTTAGAGCCTCCCATCCGAATGCCTCTGCAGACGAATGGGAGGCTATGGCTATTTCATTTGCAAACGAATGCTATCGAAGTGGATATACAAGAGGCTATGAAGCATCCGAAAGATGTTTTGAAGCTCCTTCAATAGCACCTGATGTTTATGCCGATAGGGTAATGGATGGGTGGAGGGATACCCATATGGATGATGTGAATGTTATTACTCCAGAGCCTCCTGCTCCACCTACTCGAATACGAGGTGTAGACCCTAGGGATATTAGATCAACAAGAGAAACCAAGGATTATCTCTTGGTTGCATTACATAACGGAAAGCACCACCCACAGGTTATCCGATGAAAAACGTAAAGAATCTAGTTGCATCTGCAACCAATGCTATTGGTGCAGTACATGAACTAATGTCCTCCCAAGTAGCATCTCTTCTATCTGAGATGGAAGTCTTAGTGCAAGAGAAGGCTGCACTATCCCAACAAGTGCAAAGGCTTGAAAAGGAACTTATGGAGATGAAAGCCAATGGGACCAAATGACTATAGCCCTCCATGGGCTAAGCATGTTGTAGGTACACCAGAGGGTAGTCATCCCATAAAGATTCTTCTAAAGTGCACCCATTGTGGTCAAACACACTTTGCGTTCTGCGAGTCTGGCTTATGGCGAAGGCATGTGCAGAACTATGCAAAGTCTCATGCTAGGTGTGTAGCAAATGGATAACTGGATTGTTTTAAGCTTTACGATAGACCAGGAGATACTACCTATGGATAAATGGATTATTGCTATGCAACTATGGGCTGCTAATAACCCCCTAACGGTTATCTTTATAGTCATCCCATTAGTAGGGGCTTTATTCAACTGGGTCATGTGGCAAAGGACTCCAGCAGAATGGTCCAAGCTGCAGAAGGAAAAGCCAAGGCTTGCCCTATTTATAAGGCTTATGCGAGCGGTCTTTATTCACCTCCGGAAGGTTCCCGCCTTGGCGGTTTATTTACCCAAGGAGGAACCCCAGGACCCGAATAAAACACAATGATTACCTTTCGCCCTCTATTCACCAGCCCCCCTCGCCCCTGCGTTTATAAGGGCAGGAAAGCCTCCGGGTGGCTAGCCGAAGTGGCTAAGGCTAGGGGGATAGAGGTTCTTAAAGCTAATATAGTGGAATGGTATGCTAAGTATGTGACCCATGAGGGAGTAGCAAAAGCCCTAGCTTGTACTAAGCGAAACTTCTTTAGTCAGCTTAGGAAGCTAGGGCTATTAGGATTTGCAAAGGGAGTTAGAGACCGGGTTGCGATACGTTATCGTTTGCCTCGATGGGAGTAATCTTATCATCCTTATCTATTGTACACAGAACTGGATTGAACTGTGGGTAGGTAGTTTTAAATTTATTAAGATGATTCTCAGCTAATAGAATGCTTTGGAATGTAGCTGCATTCAATCTATCAAAGCATATATTGGTATTACTACCTACATAACCATTTGTATACCCATCTTTATCGTGGATACGTATGATATATGTTGGTAATATTACAGGTGGTGTGTCCTCGTCTTTATAATAGACACTATGCAGCTCCTTTTTCATCTCCTCTTCAAAGTCTGTATAGGACATCATTGTATTAGGTTTTGATAACTTATTGCCCCATGTATATGCAATCAACTCATTGAGGGTTATGCTAGGCCTTTCACATGTACTAGAACTATCCCCTCTATTGCTATCACCTTTAAGTTCTAAATGGTTTACACCTATTAAGTAGAACCCGTATAGGTGCTGAATATCTAATGTGTCCTTCTTTGGTTGTGGTGGCTTCTGCTGAAGATTACATACCTCCTCTTCAAGCTTAGATATCTTTTCAAGGTACTCTTTATTTAGTTTAGAAAACTCTCTTACTCTTTCCCTCTCTTTAGCTATTTCTTTCCTAAAGCCCTCCATATCTACATCAATACCTAGCAATGTCTTAGCTACATAATGTAGGCCTGGATACTTAGCTTTAACTAGGTTATCAGTAATGTATTCGGTAAACGAAGTATACCCGCTTGAATTAGCTTTTCTCTCAAGCATACGAAGAACCCGGTTACCATTAGTAAACCCTATTGAGTACCATAGAATACCATAGATAATAAAAGCAATCACTTGTATATAAATGGGTATCATCTTACCACTTCCTTTCAATAGCTATGACTAACTAGGGTGTTTATAGCTTACAACCTTCGATTCTTTCCTCTTCTGTTGCCTCGCGATCCATATACTCAGTTTTTGGATAACATGGGAATGTAATTGGGGTTTTCGATGCAGAGCAAGTATAGGATGCTCCTGTTTTATCTTTGAACACCCTACCATCTAAAAAGTACGCAATGCCTGTCTTTTTATTTTTAAACACACCACTGCATCGATTATTTTGAAAATGGTCAGGAGTTACATCAATCCATTCACTATCTTCACCAGTTAATGGGCGCAACGGCTGGAATTTTGCGAGTTTATAAAACTGTTCCGTTACAAATGACGCAGAACAACCAGAATGGCCTTGGTTATAAAATACCCTCAAAAGCTCAAGCACCTCGTTATTAGACTCAATACTATAGTCTTTTAGTTCAGCTTTGGCGTGTTGATATAGATGGCTTTTATCAAAACCATCCTTTATAGGGCGTACACAGCTCCTCCCTGATATATACGCAACAATAATTAATCCAAATACAACTACATACAATAAAATATCGGATAACATGGTTACCACTTCCTTTCAACTGTTACAGAGCCGTTCATAACTTTCCAGTGCTCTTTAGGTTGCAACTGGTCCAATAACTCTTCCCTGTGGGTTATCAATACAACGCACCTTGTAGTAGCTAATGCATGGAATATTCGAGCAGTTGCTATGAGACCGTCCTTGTCTAGGGAGTCTGCAACCTCATCGAAGAATAGAGTGCTATTGGTATCCCTAATAGTTACACCACTAGCCATCTCTGCTAGCCCTAGCACTAAGGCTACATCTAACCTTCTCCTTTCACCGCCGGATGTGCTCTTATAGCCTTTACCATTAACACCATTAATATCTAATGGTACCGCCTCTATAACTCCATTCTTCTCAGTAGGAGTTAGCCTAACACTTACACCTGGGTTCAACTGAGATAGCCATGTATTGGTTACCTCCTCCAAACCAGGCAGGGCATTGCTTAGTATTGTAGCTCGTACCCCCTTTATCCCTAATACCTTTTCCGCACACTCAATCAAGGCTATCTCTGCCTTTACCCGCTCTACATCCTCTTGAGCAATCTTTAAGGCCTCTTGACTCTCTAAGAGAAGAATATTAGCCCTATCGAGTGCAGCTTGGTGTTCTGCCTTCGCACTTGAACTAACAGCTTCCAACTCTGAAAGCTTATAGTAATCAACCAATAGCTTATCGATCGATACCTTTAGTTCTGCACGAAGCTCCTTGTTATAGGGTATCTCACCTTTAATCTCCTGCTCTAATACTAGAAGAGATTCAAGCTCTGAAGTACTAGCAGCAAGTGCATCCTGTAAGTTCTTTATCTTAGTACTATCGGTTACTATGGTTTGCCCACAAGCTTCACACTGTTGTTTGGTTGCTGCATCTAAAGAAGCTTTAGTGTTCTTAACTAGAAACTGAGCCTTGTATACCCTAGCTTGCATCTCTGAATGAACGTTAGTGTCATGTTCAATCTGTCGCTCTAACTTGCGCATAGATTCCTGTTGCTTTGCAAGTTTGGCCTTAGTAGCTTCCAATGTTGCAGATTGTGGTGCACTTCTCGAACATTCCTCTAATCTAGTACTTGCTGCCCTAACTTGTTGATTAGCTAGGTCAATCTTAGATTGCACCAATGCAACCCTACTATCGGCAGACATGAGTTGAGGCCTGGTACTCTTAAGGTCTGCCTTACATAACTCATGGGCATTGGAGCAACCATCCAAACCTATGATACCCTCCAGGAGAAGCTTTCGCTCCATGTCAGTAGCATCGGAATAGGTAGCTGCATCTGCAGAGGAAAAGATACTGGACTTACTCCAGCAATCAAAACTACATAGCTTTGAATCAAGGGTTTCTTGAGCCTTAGTCATAGTAGCAAAGGATATAGGGTCTTCGTTTCTTCCTCCTGCAAAGAGCACCCTACCCTTAATGCTTTTAGTCTGGTTTCTCTCTACCCACATACCATTAGCTAACTGTACCAATATTCTTCCACCATCATCACTAGGCCATGGGTCTGTACCCCGTAGGGTCTTTCCCCATAAGCAAAAGGATATAGCTTCCAGGCAGGAACTCTTTCCTGCTCCATTAGGCCCTGTTATTACTATTAGACCTGTTGATGGAAAGGTAAGAGTGGTCTTCTTATGATTCATAAACTTCTCAATGACCACCTTCGATACAGTTATCATGACTGTGCTCCTGCTAGGTATTTACGTACCCTACTGGTTATAGCTTCCTTGGTTATTCCTGGTGGAAGAGTGGTGGTATCGCCATACCATCGTTCGATAAAGTCTTTTATGGCTATATCAATAGTAACAAGACCTTTAGTCTTATTAAGACCATCCTGTAGCTTAGTCTTAGATACCGCTGGTAGAACTTCACCATAAGCTAGTTTACCAGTACTAACCATATCTCGAATACTATCTTGGTTCTCACCTATAACTGATAGATAGATATTATCATCCTCATTACATAACCTAACATCATCCATATCAGATAGAAACCTAGGACCTGGTACTCTATGGAGAGTTGCATCTATACCTTCCCCTTGTATATCCAGTATCCATACATTACCATAGCCTGCACCTGGGTTGTCCCATCCGGTTGGTACCAAAGCACCACATTGAGTAGCTATAGGTAAACTATCAGGAATAGTATGCTGACCCCCTGAATGGTAATGACCAGCAAAGACTGCTGCTATGTTATACTTCTGACACATTGGTAGAAGTACTCGTTCTACATTAACACCATCCTTTGCATCTAATAGCCAAGGTGGTGTTATATCTTTCGTTTGTAAACCAAAGTGCATTGCAAGTACCCTAGGGAGGTTAGCAGGGTAAGGAGACTTACTCCTTGCTACTTGGTACTCCTGCAAAGCATCTATAGCAGGCTTAGATGTAAAAGGTATAATATCTAATACTGCATTAAATGGTTTACCATTAACAGTATCAACTGTGATCAAGGTTGAATAGGGTTGATCTATAACCTGTACTAACCCACTTATAGGACCAAGTGCATGGTCCCCTATAAGCTCGCTTCTTTGGTCGTGGTTACCTACCATACAATAGATAACGAAGTCAGGTGGAATGCTAGCAAGTATCTCTTGCACCTTGGTTATAAGTTGAGCCTCTGGCCTATCATAATCGAATAGGTCACCTGTAATAACCGCTATCTTACAACCCTGGTCAATACATAGGGTTATAGCTTTCCTAAAGGCTCGAAGGCTTTGCAGGCACCTTGCATTGAGCCCCGCAAGTATCTCTCCTCCTGCCCTTTTATGGTTGCCTAGGTGAACGTCACCAAAGAATGCAATCTTCATGGCTTTTCCTTTGATTCTGTTTTTAATCTATTAACATCTATTATTACTGCTTCTTGTACACATTCTGGACAACGCATAATGTCACTATTATTACCGGATATAGATAAAGGTGAATCAAATAATAAACAACTCTTTGAACGAGTACCTTCTAACTCATCTATCATTCGGTTTAGGTAAGGGCAAGATTCGTGGCACTTCTTACCCTTACCAGATGCGCTAACAAGGACTTCAACCTTTACGTATCTTTTGAGTGGATTACCCATGTATTTACCTCGTGGAGTGAGAAGGAATCGAACCCTCTATCAGATGTTTAGCTAGGCCACACGGGTGGGGAAGGGCGTGTGGGGAATCCATGTCATGTTCATGCTAGCCAAACTATCTGTGCACCAAGCCACTCCTAAGCCGGCTCTCACCGGCCAACTACCTATGTTTTATATAATGATATGAACTCATGAACTACGCATACCACTATAACGGTATACCAACTTATTGTTGGTTTATACATTATAGCGTGCAATGCTTTCAACATTCTGTACATGTTATATTCCTTCCATTGTCTCCTCTCGAGCAGAGGAGACGGCTAAAAAACTAGTTAATCTGCATCCCAAACTTCAGCATCTTGTGCATCATCCTGAACACTTCGTCCTCTACCACCTCCTCTTCCTCGTCCACCCGCAGCTTCACGCCTATTAGATGAACGTTCATTGTCATTATTTTCACCCTTAAGCATATCCACAATCTCGTCATAGGTAAGGACTTCACGTTCCTTGACTAGATTGTGTTGCTTATCAATCCAAGATAGATCACCTAGCTCGGAGTTGCGTTTGCATGGATATACCGAGTATTCGGTATCCTGCATCCCACTACCCTTGCGAGTAATGATAATATCAAACCCTTCCTCTTCTGGATTAGTATAGTCACCACCCTTCTTGAGGTCAGTACGAATCTCCATGAGTTGATCGAATATAGTCTTTCCAAACCGAAGAATAAGAGGCCCCCGTTCTTCCTGGGCTCTATCAATGACATTGGCAAAGATATATAACCGAGGGAGGAAACTACCTGCCTTCTTGTAATCCGCACGATTACCAGAAGCTTTTAGCTTATCTACCTGCTCACATACGGGGCAGGGTTGTTTGGCTAGCATACGGGGGCAGTTAAAGACCACTGGATGCTCAAGGTTAGCTAGACGGATAAAGTGTCTATGCGTTCGCATAAAGGGATTCTGTACCCCAACAGGAGGTGGAAGAAACCTAACAGTAGTATCCCCCTCCTTTAGGGTAATGTATACACTGGTTGAGGCTGTTTCTGCATCAACAGCTTTGCGTTCTTCCTCTGCAACACCAATATCAAACGAACCCCATTTAACTAGATTACTTGCCATTATACGACCTACTTTCTACTTTCATGCACCCTTCAATGGGTGGTGGATAGGGCGGGACTCGAACCCGCACTAACTCGGTTATGAGCCGAGGACCCTAACCTATTGGGCTACCTATCCGATTCACTCTCCCGCATTGCACGGGATTGTTGTCTTATTAGTGGACTACCTTCAGACTCCGCTCTAATGTTTGCACCAATAGAGACTAACATATCCTTCTTAGCTCGTATAGCGTCACATACTCCTTTCAATCGAACTTCATTTGTTTCTGCTGTTATAAGATTGCGCCGACTTGCTTCTACTGTTTCATCTAAAGTAACAAGAGCTTTAACCATATCCACATTTATCTTATCATTAGTACTACGTAGCTCTTGTACTACAGCTGCTTCTGCCATCTCCTTCAAAAGCTTAGCCCTTGCAGATGCATCACATGCTTCTGCATATAGGTTAGAGAAGTAGGATAGATCGGATGGTAAACGTATAAACTCTTCGTTTAGTTGGTTATTATCAATAGAGGTTGCTTCCTTTACTGTGACTACTTCTTCGATATGATTCATGGTTTAACCTCAACTACTATTGATTGTGGATAGGACCAAAGGGAACAAGTACCAGTATATAAAGGAGCATTATCCATTCGCTCTACAAGTAGAGATTGCCCCTTTACTTCGATACATGATGGGGCAGGAAGGTTTTCATCAATAACCCAAGCCCTAGCTTGACAACCTTCTGCTAAGCCATGAGGGTTACCTAACTGCAAGCATTCATGGGATACATTACCTCCACATGCTTGTAATACTAATAATAGGATGCATATCTTATACATTATAGGTTTACCTTTACTAGTTGACCCCAGCTTTGACCTATCTCAACTTCTGCTGTCAAAGGGACATCTGCTCCTGCACTTGGTTGTGATTCCATAATCTTCTTAGCCATGCGAGCTACATCATAAGCTTGCGACTGCTCCACCTCCATCACTATAGAGTCATGCACCGTTATGCATACCCTAGCAGGTAGTTTATCCTGCAATATGCGTCTTATTATCTGTACAAGGCTTACTAATAGGAAGTCGTTAGCAGTACCTTGAATAGGAGTATTATAGCTACCGTTCTCCGCTGTTATCCTTAACCCCTTCATATTGCTTGTTATATGTGGCAAGCACCTCATACGAGCTTTCTTTTTATTCCAATAGGTATGAGTAACCCCTGTTCGTGTAGCCTCCCTTTGAATGTCCTTGCACCATCGGTTAAGGATACTGAACTTATCGAATATACTACCTATAACCTTTCTAGCCGTTGCAACAGAACACCCAAGGTCTTTAGCTAGGGTTTCATCTGTCTTGCCGTATAACTTACCGAATACTACTGGCTTGACCTTACTTCGATGGTCTCCTGTTACGGCTTCTGGTGGAATACCCCACATAAGCTGACTAACAACGTTTGCAGTAAACCTATGGAAGTCTATCCCCTCCCTAAAGATTCGACACATCTCAGGGTCACCAGAAACCATAGCGGCTATGACTAGTTCGAGTTGCTTATAGTCAAGCTGTACTAATAGATTACCTGGGGAGGCTACGAAGTACTTCCTTGCAATCTTAGGAATATTTTGAAGGTTTGGCTTAATAGAAGAGGAACGGCCACTACGGGCACCATCCAATAAGATGCTTGTATGTATCCTACTATCCTCTCTGACATGAGGTAGCATACCAGAACCAAAGTATTGAAGCTTATCTGCCTTACGAAAGGCTAATAGATGCTCTATAATAGCGTGCTTACCTACTAACGCTTCTAATACATCACCACCTGTAGCATACGTATCTTCATTATCATTGGTATATTCAATAACAGGTAACTTAAGCTTATCGAATAGTATAGGCCCTACCTGTGCTGCACTCCTCCAGTTCACATTACGGCAGCCTATACGATTAGCAATCTCATTAAGCTTTTCTTCCGCCTGTGCTATATCATTGTCCAGTGAAGCGCTAAAGGCCATGATATCAGGTATAGATACACCAAAGCCCCAGTACTCAACCCATTGGAAAGCTTCATTAGCTGGTAGTACTATATCATTCCATACAGTACTAAGAGCTTCATTAGCTTCCATCTGAGGTTGGATTGAATCCTTTACCAAAGCAGTAGCTAAGGTATCCCTCGCATTATAGGAATACAGTTGATTCTTTTCTACTACTGCATATGACCATCTTTCGGCTTCATAATCATAAGGTCCATTTACTACTGGATAAAGCTTATCATCTATACCTTGGGCTCTAAGTAAACCTAAGTTAAACTCATTAGCGCCTTTAGTTCTAACAGAACGAAGTATAGCGTTTACTTTATTTACACCTGCTAGCATTGCAGCTTCTTGTTCTTCTTTACAGCCTCCCATTCCTACTCGTTCTGCTAAAGCTTCGAGCTTACCACTACACTCTGCATCAAGTAGCTTAGCTTCCAACCTAACATCACTAATAATGTTATTAAGATGTATACCATATAGTACTTGGTTTGCTAACCCATCGTACCTAATGTTAGCTCCTACTTTAGGTATACTACTTTCTAGAATCTTTTTATACGCATTGAATGCGGTATTAAGTCCTCTGCTAGTCCAGACGAATGTCTCAAGGTTATTATCAACCTTTGCAGTAAAGCTTGCACTCAATAGCCGATAGCTAGCGTTGAACATTAGTCCAGCAGCTTCTACGTCGAACGATACCCAATCTGCTGTCGCTAGAACCTCGAGTGCTTCTTTGGCATCCTGCTCCGATTCCACTAAGCCAGCACGTGCATCCCATACAGGTGGTGGTGGTGCCCAGGTCAAGGCATGTTGCATATCCTCCTCGAACCACTCCCTGTAGCTGTCATTATGCATAGCGAATGCTGGGTCCATAACAAAGAATACAGGGCATCCATATTCGAATGACCATGTATAACCTTTTCGAACTGTTATGGATGGTACTCCCCTACCAACTACACTCTTTGCTGCATCATTACCTAACACGATAACCCTCGTAGGTTTAACATCTTGAAAGGTAGAATATAGATAAGGCCTGCAACAGGTTATATAAGTGGGCTTGATCTTTACCTTTCCATCCTTCCTAGGTGGAGGACACTTGATAGCATTATCTAATGCCACCCTACCTTTCCAGTGTTTGGTTATTGCAGTCCTAACAAGTCGACCATTAGCATTCGTAAACGGTCGACCTGCTCTTGAATCCTCAATCGATGGGAATCCTCCCACCACTAGCAAACCACCTGCATCCCCTTCCGGAGGAGAACATACATTCGTTGTACCTGTAGATAAATCGCAGTTAGCACAATCTTTGTTGCACCTAAAGGCTGGATAGTTATCGCAGACTGCAAGCTTGGGTTTGCTAGGGTAGAGAGGAATAGTTCGCATAATCAGTCAACCCCGAATACTTCGAAGTGCTGCTTTACCCTCTGCTTGAGAGAAGGTGTTCTGGTAAGTATCGCGTTCTCATCTTTGACTGCATTGACAGCTTCAAAGCATGTGTCAATAGTCTTGTTCCCACACTCGATAGCATGCTTGAATATCTCAACGAGCTTGGTGGCTTTACGGATAACATCCATATTGAGATTAGAAGAGGACTTAGGACCTAAGTCTTTAGGCTCCACCTTGGCTTCAACTAATGGAGTTGTTGCATTCTCCATAGGGTATGGTTGTTGTTCCTGTGGTGGTTCCTCATCTTTCAATAAGGCATCATCCTCTGTCACTGTTTTGGATGCTACTGTTTCAACCTTAGCGGATGCAGCTTCAAAGTTCTTTTTAGCTTGTGCCTCCATCTCTGGGGATGCCTCGGAAACTACTTTAGCGGCCCTCGTACGGGTTTTTCTTTCTGGGGTTGGTTCTGCAATAGGCTCGGAAGTAGTGGGGCTATTTACAGCCTTTAGGTCCTCAAGGGCTTCTTTACCTATACGAGGTGGAACCTCTACTGGTACTGCAGGTGATGGGCATGGGTTGAGTGCATTGGTATGACTAACCATAACAGCTATGGAGGATAGAACCCCTAGCACTATCCCATGGTCTTTTACCCTCATACGAATGGATACCTCATAATAAGGTTCCCCTGTTTTTTCACCATTGATTAGATCAACCAGATTTGTTGTATGACCTACGATACTGATACGTTCGTTCATTGTCTTTGCTCCATGATGGCTTTCCATGTTGTTAGAGATAACTCTGCTTCGTACATTAATACTTCATGTGTTATTTCATCCGGGTCTACCTTTGCGCCTAGGTCTACTGACCCTGTTCCATATGCAAATCCATTCATCTGCATACGTAGTGCACAGCATATTCCCTCATCTCTTGCATCCCCATCTCGAACGAATACCACTGGTCTCCTAACCTTCATTAATCGTTCGAGATGGGGTTCTGTTACCTTACCTAAGGTTGCAACTGCATGGGGATAGTGTGCTATTGCATCAAACACCCCCTCAACACATAAGAGGGGAATACTACTCTCTTCTACTAATAACTCCTCACCAAAGAATAGCCCTTCCCTTTCATGAGAAGGATTTAAATAGGGTTTACTACATTTTCTTACCCACTTTCTGGTGACCCAATAGACTATACGGTCATCGTTAGAGTACACTGGTATAACTACTCTACCTGCAAACCTACCTGTTAGGCATGCACCAATACAATGCAGCCTTATCTCGTCCTCTGATAGATTGCGATGATTGGTCAGATAGTCCCATGCTGGTTGCAAAGATTCGCATTTATTTTCATCAAGAAGGAAGAAACCTTCTGGTAGGTCAATGGATTTGAATCCATCTTTAGGTGCTCGCTTTTCAAAGTCTGTTCGATCGGTACCATCTAGGAACCCTTTCGCATCGCATCTCCAGCAATGAAACCAACCACTATTAACCTGTACACCTAGCGATAGCTTTTTATCTGGCGTAGGTTCACCACGCTCTACACATAGTGGACAATTAACACGTACCCAACCTTTTGAGTTAGGACGTTTAGATAATAGCTGGGTCTGTATAATAACGTGGCTATCACGCATGTACCCGAACCTTTACTAAGGTTACCTTTAGCCTTTGAGGAGCGGAATAATACCTACGATACTTTACAATCTTCTTAGCTTCCTTTTTACTTCGTAGTAACCACCGTTCGGATTTATTAGGAGTCCATCCAGGCCACCAATCATGGTTGGTACGCTTAACCCATAGTATAACCTTCGAACCTAATATATGGCATCTAATAGCCCATCTTATTATTATTGTGGGCATGGTGTGTTACCACTCCAAGGGGGAAGGAATACAGTAGGTGCAAGCCTGGCTATGGAGAAGTCTGTCGGGAAGGGTCCTACGGATTTACCAGCAGGACCAACCCTGTTCTTTGCAATGAATAGACTATTATACCCATCATCCTCTGGATTGATAGTACATAGGTAATCGGTATTACGAGACTTAAGATCGCTGTCGCCCATATCCTCCTGCTCTAATCTGGAGGACTTACCTTTTTTATTCTTATCACCTCTCCTAGCTTGTGTAGCTGTAGTGGACCAACGTTCACCATCCCTTGCATAATAGAAAAGCTTATCTGATATAACCCCTAGCTCCTCGTATCTATCTTTAATCCTCTCCCTTGATTTTAGCTTATCAAGATAATCAACAACAAGGGTAGAGCATTTACACCCATACATATCTTCACAATGCTTAGTCCAATCAAATACATCTTCTACTGTTGATACCCCAGACTGAAAAGCTTTAACTATGATACCACCAAAGCCTGGTGCGGTTGTTATAGTATCTATCTGCTCCTCAATGCACATTGGGTTAGCTAATATCTCATCGATCGAGATACCCGTTAGGTGAGCATTGATTCGAGCTTCCCATAGACTTTGAGCTAACTCACATGTCGCAGCGCATACTAGGTGGCCTTGATAGGCTGCTGCACATGCATCCCCTACTAAACCCATAGACTTACCGCTTCCAGGTCTACCCATCCACATCCAAAGGGTACCCCGCATTCTTCCACCTCGAAGATAGTCGTCAAGCTCTAAGATACCTGTTTGCACCTTATCAGCTTCTGCTAAGACCTTAATACCTTGTAGGGACGCTCTGCCTATGCGGGAGCCTACTCCATCATCGGTTGTACCTAGTCTTTTAGCCTTATTGAATATATCAACTACACGACTAGTATCACCACGATGTGAGTATTCTTTTAGACCTGTTTGAAGTGCTGTCCACTCCATACGGCGTTTAATGATAGCTATAAGATCGGGTAAGCACTTCTCCCATGATGGAAGCTTTGACATATCTGCTTCTACAGCATCAAAGTATTCAACTGCGTTATAAACAGTTTCTTCTAATATCTTACCCTCTTTGAACCATCCACGCATACGCTGAAGAATAAGGGTTGTACTATCAGGACCGGTACCACAGTCATGTGCTATCGATTGTGCAGCCCTAGTAATACTGCGAGCTGTTTCATCTGCTAAACAATCAGGTTCAATAGCACTACCTATACGACCGAAGAACTTAGGATTAGATGCTAGATAATAAACAACTGCTCTTTCGTAGTTACTATCAAACCCGTAGGGTGTAACACCCATGGGAACGTTTGCATGAACTATAGGGCTCCCCATAACCATTCTCCTCTTGCAACTGCATCACTGAGTTCCATCTGTCTCATAATAGCATCCGACTTTATCTCTTGAACAATGTTGTCATATAACCCTTTCGGAAAGTATTTATGAACAATAGATTGCACCTTGTAATCAGTACACTCCTCAACGGTTAATAAAGAAAGTTCAGTAATCATACGATGCTGCAATAGCATGAACTTGCGCTCAGTATCATTGTACTGCATACGGCATCCCATAGTGAATGCAGCTTCTGAATGAAACCATCCACTACGTTCTGCCATACGCTTAGGAGATAATAACCATGCAAGTGGTGGCATAGCCTTCTTAGTCTTATTCTGATTCCAGAAGTTGAATGACCATGCAAACCAAAGCGCGGGTGATATATCATTCTCAATAAAAGCTTTAGCTGCATCTAACAATAGCGGAAACCGCTTAGACTGTTCGAGTGGTTTCTTCTCGGATATAAACATCCAACAGCGCTTACCTAGGTATGCTTTATAGCAACCCTCAATCCACTTCACTATCAGTCGGGTATGAACATGCGGGTGTGCTTTAGGGTCTAGCCTTGGCGGATCGGGTGTATATACATTCGAGAGAGTACTAACGCTTATGAACTTCGGTACACCCGGTAAGCGTTGAGCTATATCCCTCCCGACTAAAGTTTTAGAATCGACGCAAGCACCAGCTTGCCTTTCTCTTTCTTCAGAAAGAGAAACAGAGATCTTAAGATCTTTAATATTTAAGATCTTAAAACACGGGGGTGTTTTGATTATCAATGCAGAGCTATCTTGAGGGGGTAGGGAAGAGCTTCTTCGCATAGGTGGATTTCCATCTTTTCTTGGTCGTCCGGCGTTCGCACGGAACCCTCCACGACCCTTGTTGAGCATGAGTGCATCATAGACCTTGACAGGTAGGCATAGCTGACCATGCCATATGGAACCAACTATATGTCGCCATACTCTCCCGCCCTGCATGCGACCTACAGTCCTAACGAGTTGCAGCTTATGTAAACGGGATAAACAGTCTTTAACAGTATGAGGGGATATACCTAACTCGGTAGCTAGTTCATCACGAGATATAAGAGTAGTGCCAGTCCATACGTTGCGAGCATCATATATACCCTGCCATACCATATAGGTAGTAGAGCCTATACGTCTCTCCAGCTCTTTAGCACTAAGCGAATGTGGCTTCGCCTTACTACGTGATAGTTGAGTAGTATACATGTTATTAAGCTAGGCTGAAGGGACCCACACAACAGCGGAGATGCTAGCAAATGGTTGTTCGCTAGACCACCCACAGCCTAGCGCATTCACTAGTTGCTGTATGGGTCCATTCAGCCTTCTACTATGCATCTCATCCAGTATAGTCATGGGTCACCTTCCATAGGGGAGAAGAAAAGATTGCGCCGCTCTTTGGCGCAAGTCAACGGGTAAATGGCTCAACCTTGACAGAATGTTTCTCTACTGTATACGCCTTCCACCTCATCTTGGTGTGACGTTCCAACCATTCGCATGCCTTATGTGCATACCTCCTTTCACCTAACATCTCTTTAGCTGCTAGGTCACATCCACAGCCCTTATCATATACATCATACATATCGAACTCAGTCTTAGTAGTAGTGCGTCGCATACCACGACCTAACTTCTGCACTACTTCTATAACACTCTTACCTCCAGAGCAGTTAACAACACTACGAAGTTCAGGTATGTTTTGCCCCGTATCAAGTATCTTAGATGCTACTAATACATCTAGCTTCCCATTATTAAGGTCCTTACATACCCTCTTTCTATATGATAGGGAGCTGGTACCATACACAAACAAGGACTTGAACCCAGCACGTTCTAATAACCTATTAAGCTTAAAGCCGTGGTCTTTGATAGTTATAAAGGCTAGGCATGGTTTCTCTGCCTTTCGGATTATATCTATTAGCAACTCGTTACGTTCATCGCTATCTACAATCTCCTCCTCCCTTACTTCTGCATAGTCTGTAGACCTTTGCTTAGTATGCATGTACTCATACATAGTTATATTAGCCCTAGCTAATATGTTTCTATTTATGAGTTCTTCTGCAGAGACTTTATGAATCACCGGCCCAAGGGATGCAATGGCCATTATGGACCGTCTATCGCCCCGTACAAGCGGGGTTGCAGAAAGACCTACCCGGAAGTAGGCCGGGCACGCTTGGGCCGTTTTATAGAACGTTGCAGCGGGTAGAACATGGGCTTCCTCAATCATAAGCCCACCAGCTTGTAGAAGTATGTTTTTAATAACAGGTTCATGCACTCTATGAGCAATAGACTGGAATGTGAATATGGTTAGGTTACCGGTACCATTAACCCAGTTATCCCCCTTACGAAGGGTGGAACATGTTAGTCCGGTTCGACTATTGTATTCATCCTCTGTCTGCTCTGCTAGGTTTCCTCTATGAGTTAGTAGAACCCAAGGACATTGATAGGCTTGTGTTAGTGCTACAGTGAGCAGAGTTTTTCCAGCTCCAGTGGCGTGATTGAGTATACCCCGCTTATGATAGTCTACTGCATCTAATGCATCTAGCTGATAGTCTCTTAAATAAGTGATCTCCGCGTCAGCATCAAAGGTCGCTGGTGCAATCCTTTTATCGTGGGCAAGAATCTCAATATTCTCGGTAGCAGCAGCCTTTCGAATCATAGGGAGGAACCCTGTGGGGAATGACCTATTGAACTCATTAACAAGACCTATCTTAGATGGTCCCCCACTAAAGTATGCCTTCGAGTTGCTAAAGGATAAGTACCCACTTATCCACTTCATCTCGGCTTCTGTTGCACTAACAATAGCGCATGTCGTATTATGCATGTTCAATAGCATTTGGTATCCCTGCTTAATAGGTACTGTTGAATTTGCCTACGTAGCTCCGATAGCTGTTGTAGTACAATGGTATTGCGACAGGTCCTATAATAGACCTCTACTGATAGAAGGTCTATATAGTAAGAGTACCCATCCCTTATGGCTATTACATTGCGCCTTGTTATTAATCTTCGGATATAGCGAGTTGGTCTGGCAATAGCTTGTGCAAGTATGGTTGTAGTTATAAGGCCACGTCTAAGCATTGCAATGTTTACATGACTCGATACATATAGGGTATTCACGCTGGCCATGTACTATTGCCTCCGTTGTACGAAGTGCTGCATCAAACGATGGTACCACAGCATCTAATGTTTTAACTATGGTACCATTAATACTAATAACTAACTTCATTGCGTAGTTGGAGCTATGTAGCCTCTTAGTCTCTAACGTGTAGTTCATTATTCCTTTCAGTCATCTAGCACTTCGGTAACCGTACCACCAACCAGTGCAGCTTCCTCGTCTGCTTGCTTTTTATTCTTATAGGTTTGGATTAGCTCTGGCTGGTTTGCATTGTCCCTCCCCCATACCTGGTAGAGGAACTTCGGCTTCGATGACTTCTTCTTGATGGGGAAGATTGATGGGTTAGCATTATCAATAAGATAACGCAATGCACTTGCAAGGGTGGGCTTAGGGGAAACCGTAGATAGTGATACCAGTTTCTTTCGAATGGTATTGAGTGCAGACTTGGATTCGAATCCTCCAACCTCTAATGTAAACGATACATCAGAGAGTTCTGTAGCAGGTGCATCCCCTGTATCATCTGGTGATGTTAGGATGGAGTTATTAGGCTCCGGGTCTGGTAATACAGGTTGTATAAGGTCTGCAATCTCTTGAGCACTAAAGCCTGTTATCTCTACTTGGTCTGCGGTCCATAGATGTGTTTTCAATAGGTCTTCGAGTTGCTGCTTAGCAATACCCAAATCAACCTGACCACGAAGCCTATTCATAGCTATGCGAAGTGCAATAGCTTCCGGCTCGGAGCATTCCAATATCATTGCAGGAATGTTGGTTTCACCTATCTCCTTCATCGCTTTGATACGATGTGCGCCATCTATGAGTTGGTAATAGCTACCACCTGTTTCTGGCTTTACAAGTCTAACAAGAATTGCTTGAAGGAATCCTTTCAAGCGTATATTAGCAACCAGTTGTCGATAGGCATCTTTACCCATTGAGTTAGGGTTAAGGCCTGATTCAACAATAGAATCCATAACGATGGACTGCGTTGCTAATGCGGATACAGATGCGGTTTTTTTATTAGCTTTCATTCTTTCCATAGTCTCCAAAGGGTTGGATCAAACTTGAGAATCGATTGTAGGTACTTAGCGTGACCCTCCATCTGTTTAGGTGTACATCCTAATGCATTAGAAGCTTCCTCAATAGAAGCCTCACCTAATAAAACACTAACAGCTACTATTGGTATGCTAGCTCTCATAGCTGCATCTATTAGTGCAGCTCTTATTTGATTGGAGTGATAGTCCTCTTCTTGGCTTGGTAGGGTTGATGTTTCTTCGCTAAACGATACATAAAAACGTTTGCTAGTACTAGCCATCCTTACTTTACTTGGGTCCGCTATATCATCAAACGCTAGACCTTTACATGCATAATCCCTAGCATCGGATTTAGATGCATGTACCCCTGATACTGGGGAGCTATTGGACCACATCATGCGTTGCAGCATTCGAACGCAACCTTGAAAGGCGTAGTATCTAAACTCTACGCCTTTGGTAGCATTGAAACCGCCTCTATGGTCTATATCAACTATAGTCAACCAAGCTTCTTGTTTTAGGTCTTCAAAGGAGACCACACTTGGGTTTGATTTATAATATCTAGCAGCAACCGCAGTTGCTACATTATCCGCATGCTTTAGTGCGATTGTAGTCTTTAGCTGTGTCATTGTGCTTCTTCTTCCGATGGCTCAAGGGAAAGGATAGATGCACTAACACAAGCTTGAAGGTTTGTTAGTTGAGCCCTTAGCTTATCCAGGTTCTCTCCTACAACTTCCTCATAGATCTTAATCTTATTGAGGTAGTTGGTAGACTCCTTTAGTTGTGTTTCTAATGCTCGTTTCCCCATCTTTTCTTCGCATAGATGGGAGAATACAGTTTCGGAATACTTATTAGTCTCGGATGTTATAGCATCAATAATAGCAGCTATGGCATCTTTGCTCTTCATAGCTGGTATCTGATACAGCTTATAGCTTGCTTGAAGGCTTGATAATACACTAACAAGTGAGCTGTATCGTTCTACAGCTGATGATGTAATAAAGTACACTCCACCCCTATCTCGTAATGATAAGGCAAACAGCTTCTTGGCTAACACATTGATTAGCCAATGGCTAATATCTTGAGCAGCTAGAATAGTGCACTCTCTATTGTATGCATCAAGGAGCTTATCCTTTAGCTCCTCGTTGGTAGTCTTTCGGATACAGAAAGCACCCTCCTCGTTTAGGTATGCATGAAGGACAACCCTAAGTTCTGGGTCTCCATCTATATCTATCTCCGCTTGTTGATAGACGGCGTAACCACCACTAGGATGTGCAGCTAGTAGTTGTTTAGGCTGTCTTACACTATCGATCGCCCTCTTGAGTGATTGCGCTGGTGAAGGGGCACTAGGAAGCCAATCGCTTGGCAGTCCAAGCTCATCGAACTTGGTCGTTAGCTCTGCTAAGGAGCATTGCCCTTCAAGGGTCCACCAAACGATTGCACCTGCATTTTGAGCGTCCATGACGCTTACAAGACCTGGGTTAGTCATGTTCGAATCTCCGCTAGTAAATAGCTATTGTGGGTAATAGCTTGGCTAGGGTGCCATAGGTCGGCACGGTTATCAATCCTTATTAACGCACCATACGGCTCTGCCCCATGCCTCGGTAGGTGGGGTATGGTGTCTCTCAACTAGGCACCATATAACTGTGAGCCCAGGAGGACACTCTTCCGGAACTCCTATGTCACCGTCGGTGAATGCTACCACAATATTCGGGGCATTCTTTAGGGTTTTTATGGCATCAAAAGCAGGTGTGAAGCTTGAACCTCCACCACCCTTTAGGTTCTTTAGTATAACATTAATATCATTAGTTTTCACAATAGCATGCACTGCATGGTCGCAGCACATGAACGTTATATTAGCACCAACTCTTTTCAGGATTGACTGCACTTCAATCAACCCTGTCTCTACGTTCTCTTTGCTCATAGAGCCGGATGTATCGAAGAAGATACATACTTCGGGAATAGGGCATCTGGTATATGGTAGTCGTGGGCTACCAACCCCATATCCTAACCCTGCTTGTCTACGGCTAGGATTATTGAATGTATGAACTACTGCACCTGCCTTATAATCACAGGCTGTCAATAGTATTCGTTGAAGTTCCCGCTCCCACGGAATGGTAGCAGGTTTGCATAGTAGTTCTGCTTCTCTTAACCATCCGGCGGGCACACTACCCCGCCCTTTACCATTAGCATGTGCGAGCATCTCTTCCGCCATAGCCTTAGCTACTCGATGCTTAGTAGAGGAATCTACCCCCTCCGCTCCAAGGCTTTGGGCTTGTTGTGTCTGGTCATTATCATCTTTAGAATGAGCGCACCCTCCGCAGTTACCAGTACCTGGTTTACCATTAGGGTTGGGATTAGTGATACCCCCACCTCCAATCTCTAATAACTTAACGTAATATTCGTCAGCTGTTAGATTATCTGGTAACCCATAATCCGAGGGCATTACCCCTTTCTCTGGTAACTGTAGCCTTGCAGCTTTGAGACCTGGATTAATAGCTAAGTCACCTGCAATATTGAATAGCCCTGTGTCTCTACTTCCGCACCTCCCAGGATGGTCTAGGAACAGGTGCATACACTCATGAATGAGTACACCTGCTATCTCATGTACCGACCACTGAGTTAATACCGCAGGGTCCATGTAGAGTCGGAACTTAGAATCGACTCCCATAGTCCCCATACCTGGGCGCATTATTAGTTGGAATCTAATAAGCATTCCAGTCATATATGGCATAGCTGTTTTAGCTATGCGCATTGCGGATGCGAAGTTAATGTCAGGGCTGCTTGCCATTAGATATTTTCCTTACAGTCATAGTTATGGAAAACTCGACTATCCTCAAACCCACAGGATCTGTAATACTGCACCGCTTTATTGGCGAACTCTTCTGCCTCAAGGCGATCTATGGTTTCAAGTGAAACACGACCATGTGAGTGACAATAATCCTGGTACGTCCACCCACCAGGATTATTATTTGACCACCCATTGTTGTAGTCGACCTTACATATGTCAACTACGCCGGTTGCTGGTTCCTCTATCACTAACCAACCTGTTCCAGTTTTGATCATGGATATACCCCTTAGGATAAACTATCTTACCTTACTTGCTGACAGGATAGGTTCTACTGAGGCGAGTACCTTTACTCCTTCAGGCCTTACTAGACCATTATCTACCAAAGCCTTAGTAGCTGGTATAGCTAGGTCTTTCATTATGAGTTGAAGTGACTCCAGGAGCTTCCATAGAGCGCTTGCCCTCTTCTCTCGATTAGGGCAACTCTTTGGGATAACTAATGCAGTACATGATGATATGACCGCTGCACTTCTATCTGGTCTTATCTGTGAATGCGTGAATGATACCTTACCATCTAATAGGTTGGATGTATCAGGTAGATCGCACTCTGCCTGATATGTTCGTACTAAGTTCATTGCAGTGGACCCTATACACCCAGCAATAAGGTCGTTGGTTTCTTCTGTTGAGAGGTTATGTACTATACCTGTGGCAATGGCTCTTGTGGCCGCCTCCCATGATCTATCCGAGGGGAATGACTTAATACCTATACCTATATCACTCCCTTTCTTCTGCTGTCCTGATGTGTCTGTAGGTACACCGTTTTTATAGCCCTGGTTCCTTGAAAGGAACCCTATCTCTAAACCTACAGCAGTAGCCCATGCTTTGGGCCATTCTGCTAGTACGCGTGCTTCCTCTTGGGAAGCGCTAACCTTTTCTTGGGACTTGTCAGAAGTTAGCCCCATCATATAGGATGCATGCTCCTCCACTGAAGGAGGGTCAACATGCACCCATACACATCTATTAGCTAAAGGAGCAGCTATCTCGTGTCCATAAGTCGCTTGGTCAGTGGGGTTACAAGCTCCTAATATTCTAACGCGTTGAGGTAGCGTGTGACCACCTATTCGACGATCAAGAATAAGCGCCATCTGAGCAGCTTGAATGAGTGGTGGTGTGGATGTTAGTTCATCCACGAAAACTACACCAACGTCATTCGTTAGCATATCTACTGCCCACTCAGGGATAGGATACCGGGTGGATAGAACCCCCTTATGGTCCATAGGCATAGGGATAACCCCGTATGCACCCTCACCTGATGATGCATCTAATATGTGCAGTGGTACCTCGCATTTAGCTGCGAAGTCCCTAACTAGTGAAGACTTTGCAATACCCGGGATACCCTCAAACACTATGGGTAATCCCCATCTCCCCCCACTAAGTGGGGTGAAGAATGCTGCGTGCATTAACCGATCTTGTCTCATACCTAACTCCTAATAGGGTGGGAGTATTAAGCAAATCCATAAGCTAAGAACAATAGGTCTACTTAGCTAGTTCAAGGTCCTTTCGTGGTAGTGTCAACACCCCATCGTGCTCGCTTTGAACGCGGGTAATAGATGACGTTGCAAGGAGAACTCTGAATGTCTCATTACAATCTGTCAGCAAGCCATCATATCCCCCACTCTTGCGAGCCTTATCTGTGAGGGCTACCCTATCCCCTACTTGTAAAGCAGAGGGGCCACTGGACTTTTTAGCTTGCTCAGTCTTTTCTGGCTTCCAACCTGCTGGTAACGATCGCATTGTTTCAATAGCGGTATCAATAGCCTTTACAGCTGCTAACAGATCTCCAGCCAGTTTTTTCCCTACGTCTGTCTGGTGGGAACCTGATACTAGATTCATATCGTCTCTAAGACGCTTAGCATATGAGACATATACTCCCGGACACCAGCCATGGAAGTACCCTAGGTCCTTAAGAACTTTCGCTTTACGCTTTAGAAAGTCCTTAGTGTATGCATTCTTATTGGAAGTAGAAGTAGGAGCGGGTGCTGCAATAGGGACAACTGGTGGGGGAGCTTCCACTTCCACTTCATCTTCTTCTTCCCCATCTACATCTTCATCCTCAATACCATCCTCATCTTCCTTTGATATATCACTTTTGACCCAATACACGGTGCCTAGGACTTCTGTTTGGAAAGCCCCCTGCTCGTCCTTACGAGCAAGCATTAGACCTTCTTCTGCAAGGACTGCATTAATTTGTTCTTGTGTAGGTGCTTTTGACTTTCGTGCCATGATATGATTCTCCTTTAATAGTCGCTAAAAACTGCGACAGGGCGCATGGTGGGAATCGAACCCACCAGATAACAACCATTATGCGCGATTAGAAACCTTCCAGCCCATGGCGATCATGTAGGCTTTTTGGCCTATAGCTTCTTCTTTAGTAAGGTGAAGGGTTATATTATTATAATCTAGTCTAATAAGGTTTTGCTCTACATATTTAAAAGTAGCAATAAGTTTACAGTTAGTGAGGGTTATATTGCTTATCTGGTCAGGGGTTGCGTTCATGCATACCCATAATGCACTAGGTGTGCCAACCTTGGCTAACCTATAGCCTATGCAAAACCTGTAGGTTTTATAAGGGTTTTATAGATACCATGCAAATAAGTCGTAGCTATAGGGCAAAACCTTAGTTTTGAAGGGGAAAGCTAGGCATGTAAAGATGTGCAAGGTATGCAAAGATTAGCCAAGTAGTGCAAAGGATGGCTATCCTTATAATGCCCATAATACTAGGGGTATTGCGCGATCCCTATAATAGGGGTAGGTGCGCAAACCTTGGCATACCTAGTGCATATACTATAAGCATGACCACAAGCGCAAACGCAATCGAACAAGCCTTTGAGATGGGGATGGAGTATCCCCATATCTCTACTTACCTTGAGATTCCTGTAGAGGAACAAGTAAAGCTTGCTCCTCTAATCACGGAGGAGTTCCCACGCTCCTCCCTTGAGCTCGCCTGGAAAAAGGGCAACTACTATTCAACTAAGTTGGAGGGTTAAGTGGCCTGCTCATGCACCTGCCCCGATTGTGACGACGATCTCGGTAAAGATACTGAGGTCGACTACTACGCTTTCTGCGGGAACTGCGGATGCCACTTTATTAACTATTACGGGGATAAGGACAATATCCCTAAAGATACAAGCGCTTGGCCTAAACCCAAACCCAGTACTACATGGAGGAGATACTAATGACTACAATCGAAGTCACAATCAAGGATACCATAGGTGTAGATAACTCCCCTCATGGCGCTTGCTGGCGCCCCACTATGACTCTCGACTTCGAGAAAAAAACTATATTAGTCGATACAGAACTAAAGGGTCAGGGATCCTCTTTTGACTTATACCATGGCCGTAGCCATGCGTTTACATTACCTAATATGCAAAAGGAAAGCGTTACATCCTGGATTGAGGAGGAGGTAAAGCCCAGATTTGAAAAAGCATTAGAGGAATATTCCTCAGAGTATAATCATCAAACTAATCTTATAGGTACCCTTACCGAGGATGGGCAGGAGCTTATGGGTTTGATAGCTTCAATGATACAAGGCATGTCAGGAGACGTTAGGATATGGGAAGCTGCCGACTATTATAACGGTATAGTCGGGCAGCTTGTACGCGAGTGTAGACACGGTGGGAATCATAAAAATATAGAATCCCTAATAGAGTACCTTGATGCCGATAATGGCACCGACGATGATAATGGTGACCTACTTATTATAAATAGGATAAATGAGTTCGCTGAAAAAGTATGGGCGCAAGCCCAGTATGATGACGAACATATGAGTAATAAATAACACAAGGGGAGCTTCCTCCCCTATGGCTGTGAGAACAGAATTTATACTAATGAATGATATAGTGTTGCCAATACTTTTCATTCCTTCATATGAAGGTCCTTTTCATGCATTCATTGGTGTAAACGAAGGGGTTCTAGGGGGTTCGAATCCCCCTAGCAGCTCTTTAAATAATCAACCAAGGGGGAACCATGACTACACCATCGTCTGTACCTAATATGCCTATAGGGCAAAGGGTAACCAAAACAATGAATGAGTTATGCCTAAACGCTATATGCGCTAACACTAGGCTTGAAAACGCAAAGCTCAAGGCGGAAGTGCGAGTGCTTCGTACTTGCCTTAATGCTATTGGTCTACTTGTAGACCAGCACGAGCCAAGGATTATAACATCGAAAGCTAATCATACTGACATGATTGGCTTTATTAATAACGTTCGTTCTGCCCTCGCAAGGGCTAGGAGGTAGTAGGTATGAAACTGTTTAGGATTACCTATACAGCCGACACCAAGGAAACACACCAAGCCTATTGGTACTGCAAAGCATACGACAGTGAACATGCCCTAATGAAGTGGCATGATACTAATGAGGGCGACTACGAGCTAGTAGATGGACCAGTTGCTGTGAAAGGAAAAGCTAATGAGTAACGTTCGAGAAGGCCTACTAGTACTAGTGAAAGCAGTACTTGAGGAAAGTTTTGATGGTACAAAAGAAGACACCCTCAGGATAGTTTCTATAGATGGTACTACTACCTATCACCTTATACAAGCTAGCTATGATTATGATACAAGGCAGCTAGTACTTCAGATAGATGTAGCACCATAGCTAAGCCAATACCCAAAATGTATATAGCCCCCTGTTACCAAACAGAGGGCTTTTATGCTTTAATAATAGCTCTACTAGCATTTAAGCGGACGAATCGGTCACCCTCCACCAACCTCTTTACAATCCCCCGTGATATAGACTGGCATCTCTTTAGTCACTAAAGTAGACCTTTCCTCCCTCTCCCATGCACTCAACAGTTCCTTCAACTCAAGCTGGTGCATACGACTCATACTTGACGGATGAACTATGAACTTAGTCATCAGTACTTGCAAGCTATCGAGTAGCTCTCTATCTACTTTCCCCTGGTCAGTATATAGTCTAAGCCTAATATTGCAGGGTATTTGAATATCCCATATATTATCCCTGCTAATCTCCCAGCCAGATTCAAGGTCAAAGAACACTTCACCATGGAATAAAGCTACTACAGCAACCTTTCGTTTCTCTGAGATACATATATAAACCTTGTACCAGGTCTTATCGTTGAGTACCCAGCCATATGTTTTATCGGTAAATGCTCCCATAGTCACCTTACCTCTCTTGCCAAACAAGGGGAAGTTTACCCCTCCAAGGCTAGGAGCGCTAGCAGATACAACCCTATAATGTTTCACGTGCAACACTCCCTACCTTTTCCGATACCCCTTGTTTCATAGCATAAAGTCTCCATCGCTCGCCCTAGCGGATATAGCGTAGAGCTAAGGCAAAGGATGCTTTTCCTTCGGATAATCTCTAAGAGCAAGGAAGCTGCACCTAGCTTAACTCCCTGCCGTTTAACCTCTGCTATTGATCTATTCAAGGAATCAACGGAAGCTTGGTTAGCCCTTTCCAAGGCAATAGACCCATTCATATACTCGTTGCTCATTTATTAACTCCTGGTGTTACATACCCATGCGCAGCCCACCCACCTCCTACAAGTCGAAAGGAGGTACTTGTGCTAATCTGTCGTTTCATCTCAACTGCCTTGTTTCTTACATCAAGGCATAGTTTACAGGGGAGAACGATATTATCCAGCTCTGCTACTGAGTGTTCCACCTCTTTGACTACTCCACATAAAGGGCACTTGTATTCATACGTTGGCATTCTACTCCTCCTCTAGCTCTTTGATGACTTCATCAATATCAGTCTTTAGCAGTAGCTCATAGGCTTTACACGCCATATGCCAACACATCTTCTCCCTAGTATGCAAGGCTTTATCTAACCTAAAGCCTTCATTAGCTATAAAGCCCTGCATCTCATAGAAGGTTCTTGCTAGCATATGAGCGCCATCTACTAAGGCTTGAAGCTTATCCTCTTCCTTAACCTCTTTAAGTTCCTTCTGCTTTGCAAGCCACTTGCTTATAACAAGTAGACCTGTATCCCCTACCTCCGACATGAAAGGTCTAATAGGGGATGTCTCGTGTATCTGGCTAAAGGGGAACCAATGCTCTACCCCATCGACTACAGCCATCATAGCCTTAGAGGTAACTTGCATTACCTTTACTACCCCTATGCATACTCCTGGTACTTCCGAGAAGTCATGTGTATTAGGGTTTCGACTACACCTTAGATACACATCCTCCATATCATCGAATATAAAGTCTCTCATAGGCTTTCACCTGATATCCTTCCTTTAGCCTCTTTATGCATAGATGTCTTGCCCTTATAGCTAAGTTCTTTAGAACCCGTTGGGCTTCCTTTAGCCTTAGGGTATGCTCCGTATGCTTGGGATTCTCAGGGTCGAACTCTGGGTCCTCTAAGTCCAAGCTTTCCTTAACAGCACGCCTAGCCTTTCGAACCTCTAACCTAGCAAGATATACACTAATGAGTATATCCTCTGCTGTCATAACCTTACCTCACATAGCATGGAGCAAAAGCACTCTGCAGCATGCATAGCTTCCTCCTGACTATTGGCATTACCAAGAAGCATTATCTTGCTAATATCACCTACTCGCCCGTTCTCATACTCGGATATTCTCCAGGACCATCTATGGGTAAGCGGGTTGATAAAGGCATGAAGCCAGAAGTTGCCAACTGCACAAGTATACTTGCTACCTATTTGCCATACCCACTTGAAGTCAATAACCCTGGTGACTCTCATGAAGCGCTTTACTAACTGGTGATTCCATACCCATCGACCACCATGGCTATCATAATCAATACATACCGAGCGTACGTCGTTGGTATCTATTGATTGTACTATTACATTACAACCTTTAGCTTTATCAAAGTAGCGTTTGGTACACCTTAGTGTATCCCCTACTCGCAAGGTCTTAATGTCTATAGGAACCAGAACTTCCTTGTACTTGATAGGAATCATTTGCTTTTACCTCTTACCTTAGAGATTGCGCCAAAAATAAAAGCGACTCAACACCGAGGGGGTAGGAGGTAATGGTGTTGAGTCGCGGTCCTACCTATCTTGGCAATAGGCAGGAAGTCTTATGTGTATGCTAACGGTCTTTAACGTTAGCCTCCCAAGGTTGCACCCGTTCTGCATTAGGTAGCAGTGTCCAAGTACTACCATCGAAGGATACTTCAACTATATCATATGCATACTGTGGCTCTCTATCCATAAGGCTGCGAGCCTTAGCTCTAGCGGAATCCCTAGAACCATACATAGGAACTCTATCATCATTAAAGATATGGAATGAACTCCATCGCATCCATGGTGATTCCTTTACATCTTTAAGGTGACAAGCGTAATACATCCAGTCCCCTTTATCCTCGAAGGCTGGATTGATTCTTCTAATGAGCCAATAGATTGTAACAGGGTTACTCCCCTTTGACTCCTCTGGTGCTTGCCCCTCCTTAACCTCGATCGGTATCTCGGATAGGAATGCAGTAACTGTCATAAGCAGCTCCAATGGGGATACTATATGATGCTCACTATTGCCTAGGGCTCTGCATAGTAATGCTAGTGTACTGAAGTCATTAAGGTTGAACCCTAGATATGTATCATACATATACTTTATGATAGTACTAGTGGATGCATCATCACTATACGCTATAGAGACTAAAGCATGTCTACTGCATACTGCTACCATAGTATCTACTTGAGCAGGTGTTAGCTTCTTAACTCGTAGGGCATTCGTATAAAGCTCTACTTCTTCCTTACTTGGTTGTCGCATTGGTGCTCCTACTGGTCATGGGTACTGGAGAGGGAGTGTTGCAGCATGTGCCATCGGGTTGTACGCAATCGCATACTGGTTTGGTCCACCATGGGGAACATGCGGCTATAAATAAGATTGCAATAACAAGGATGGTCTTCATTGGCTTTCTTCTTTCTTCTCTGTGTAGAGAGTACATGCAGCAGTATTGCTTGTATGAAAGCGAAGTGCAATGCTAGGGTCACAATGCTCTATATGAGTACAGCTAGCACACTCCCACTTATCATCATGCCGTGCTATGGCTTTATGTGAGCAGTCTGCATTGCTTTTACATAGATGGAATCCCTCTGCAGATTCCTTAAGGTTATAAATACACTTCCAATCTGGTTTAGTGACACAGTAAACTAAGGGCTCTTTATCCTTATAAAACGTATCGACCATATCACTTACACTTGGCTTAGGTTCACTATCCTTTGCCATGGCTTGGAGCTGCTTCTGGAGTGCAGCTATGGTATCTTCCGCACGTGCTAGCTTTACTGCCAGGATACTAATATGGTAAACCAGATGCATGATAACTTGAATCATCTCTAACCTCCTACCTAATAGGTTGCACCTTAGAATGGTATCTCGAACTCAATCATCTCCTCCCTATAGATATGCAATAAAGCCTGCATAGCTTTAAGGTTATCTATAGCGGTCTCTTTGAGACCTACTGTATTGAAGCTCATACCCTCCATAAGCTTATTAGCATACTTTAGCTCACCATCTCGAACTAGCAGGGATATAAGTCTTTTATGGGTCAATAGCTTTTGATATACTATAGGTTCGAACCATCCAGCGTGGTCTTCGAGTTGAAGAAACCTAGGTGAGTTATGCATCTCAGGTGCTAGCTCTGGAGCTATTAAAGGTTTTATATCATCCACGGGAACATGCAGTATGCTTATCAGTAAGCATAAGCTGTTACCTATACTTCGCTCCATCTTAGTAGACCTATCATAGGTGTACTTATACCTATCATAGGTAGAACTCTCTAAAGTATCCTCAGCAAACCATGAGGAGGTATACATAAGCCTTCGCCATAGGGTACCAATACGATGATTGGTTTTAGTATCCTTACCAGATACCATCTTACAGCAAGCCCTATGTATTCTCCTTAGCTCTTCTCGATGGTTATTTATCATATTGTTAGTAGCAGGGTCAATAGCCCCTACCATCCCATGTATCTCATAGACCATATCATTATTCCTACTATAGGTCATCATTCTAATAAGTCCTTATAATAGCTAATATGAATAGGTAGGCAGGGAAGTAAGCATACCCATATATCGATGTGCCTAGTAAGATTGGAAGCTTTATACTTAGACTTCCAGTAGACACCAACCCACATATCTTCGAGTTTGAACTCTATATGAATATTAAAGTCTTTCATATCATCATCCTATCTATTCCACCTATATGCAGCAGACCAAGCATAATGCAGGTCTAGGATATGAAACCAATCTATATAGCTTTTGATAAAAGGATTCATAGTTATACAGGCATCTATAACAGCCTTGAACCTAGTAGTCCCAGAACCTTCACTAGCTAGCTCAAGGACGGATAGTATGGCTTGTGCTCGTTCATAAGCAACAGACTTATTGCACATATCAAATTCTAAGTACCCTATAACTGGTATTTTCTTATTACCTGTACCTATATCAGATACAACTGAAAACATTGTAGTATCCACAATAGTTTGAAATGCATACTCCCATATGACGTATGGGTCATCCACTCCTTTCTCTAAGATAGTAGTGACTACTTTAGATAAACATACAGGTACAAGTGGGTAGGATAACTCTATAGTGGTGAATGTGCACCTTCGCAGAGCAGTCTTATATGCATCACCTTTATAGCTATATAACTCAAATGGTACACAACCCCGCATGTTATCCATGTTCTCGCCATCCCCGACTTGATTGCCTATCTGTGAGTACTGTGGATACATCAACGAAGCTTCCAGACTCTAACCCTCTAAAGTAGCTAAAGAATGCACAGGAGACACCAGCTTCCATGAATAGGCTGTTTGCATGCCTAATAGATTGCTCCCACCGATCGAGGTAATCACTTGAGGGCATATCACTTATAACCTCAGTGATACCACATTGAATGATAGCCTTTGCACATTCGGTACAAGGGAAGTGGGTTGTAACAATAATGGAACCTTCGACGCTAACTCCGGTTAGTAAGGCATTATAAAGGCTATTGGCCTCTGCATGTATGGTGTAGAGTAGCTTTTCCTCCCTACTAGCAAACCTAATGGCTCTATCTTCGATACCCCTAGGGAAGCCATTATAACCAGTAGAACGCACTTCTTTGCGCTTGCCTACGATTACCGCACCTACCTTAGTGGAAGGGTCCTTGGATAGGGATGCAGTCTTATAGGCAAGCCCTAGGTAGTGGTGAGCCCACTTATTGTTTAGTATTGGCATTATACTAAACCTTCCTTCTTAGCCCACCACTCCATAACAACTAGTTCACCAGTATCACCATCCATACCTGCAAAGACTTCACTATCTTCGTGTACTACACTGTTTGGAATCCACATCTCTGTGTCATCCTCATCGAACTGTACAAGGATTGCCTTATCAGTCTTTCTAATCAACTTTACTGTACCAACCTCAGTACTGTTTGCCATAACCGTTACTCCTACCATCCAGACATTGTTCTTCGAACTCGTTTACCTTGGCATGCACTACAGGCGAGTAGTAGCCCCTCTTGGGAATCTATCTCCATGAAAGGAGTACCCGACTCGGATTGAGTGCGGTCACACCAAGAGCATCTTTTGATGTATTCAATAGGCTTGTTCTTATTGCTTCTGCAGTATTCGCACATATTTACCTCCTATCTAAAAGATTGCGCCATACTTCCTGCGTATCCTTTGCTCTGCACTTTCTTCTGGAGGTAATGGAGTTTGCCGGTATAGGTTAAAATCCTCTGCTCCTGCTAACCTTAATAATCTTTCGTATTCTTTATCAGTTTTTAGTAGTCTTAGCTCCCTAAGCCACCCTAGGAGTTCTTCTGCTTCATAGGCTTCACGCTGTGGCCATATGATAGCGGGCTTTGCAGGTATAATAATAGGGGATGGTATAACAGTTCTAGCCTTCACTTCTAAGGCATCAATCTTAGCATTCAAGCGTTCCATATCCTTAGCTTGTTGATATGCTGCTTGAATGATAGCTAGCTCGTTATTATCATTATCCCTAGGTGGAAAGGGTTGTAGGGTAGGGAATAGGGGGTCTTGGAAGGCCTTCTCCAATAAGGCACCTAACTTAACAGCATCAATGTTACTCATACTACTTCCCCTTGCAGATAGCGTCTATGCTGGCCATTGTTTGGTTTGCGGGTGCTCGTATATCGAATAGCTTGAATAGACTAACCAGAGCTTGCACCTTATCTTCTAGATCTTCCCCTAGAAAGGTAGTCATCTCGATAGTATGCCTCCAATGAGGTACTACTGTTGTATTCAAGTTAGGTCCTTTAACAACCCTATCTACTACACGGTTACTTGCATATGAGCCTACCCACGGGCTAGGTAGCCTAGGCGATTTGAATAGTAACCTGCACATAGGTATCAATATAGCATCATCAAAGTCCTGTATTGCTCCTACATGGGATGTAGTATTATTTTGAACTACTACTTTAGACCATAGATAAGGCTCTAATACACCACATAGGTTGAACCACCATATAGGTATATACTCGCTGAATTTAATCAACCCTACACCATCATCCTCATATACTATCCTTTTGAACCCTAATGATAGTATATCTTTATATTTACCAGAATCATTGTACATGGAGTTATATACAGCGAAGTACTTCCTATAGTTATGTACACCAAAGGGTTCTGCTTCTTTGGTTATATCCACTATATCCATTTACCTACCCCTATGGCCATGAGTACTTTGAACTATCCACTTTGCAGCAAGTCTCTATGGCCTTTACCAGCATCCCATGGTTCATGTACTTATGCTGGTTACCCCATCTTTTAGTAGCAGTAGCTATGATGGACTTACATGCAGCAAAGGTCTCCGGGTTCTTTAAGATTGCTTCAAAGCACCTTAGCCTTGAATCCTTCTTAAAGGGTAACCCAATAAGAAGTTCCAACCTAGCATAGTCCTCCTCCTTCATATAGGTATAAGGCTCTGTAAAGGTCTTAGTATCATACTTCTTAGTCTGCTCGTTATAGGAGCGGGTATACATTACCTTGGTATCCTTTACGGTAACATCTAACCCCATAGACTTAGCTATATTGTAGTGAGGTTTAGCGACTATGATATAACCCTCAAGCACTGTACTTCTATGTAGGACCTTAACCTTGCACTCAATGCTTTTGTTGCATTGCCATATATCACTACTACCCTTATATGCTTTATCATAGGAACTGCTACACTTGATATTAAGCTTTTGATTAGTCCATAGCTCATGACAGGATAGGCATTCCCATCTAACCCTCCCATTCTTTATTTTGAACTCATACCCGAGGGATTCCATAAAGCCTACAGGTACTGCCACCATAAGGGAAGGCTCGGTCATATTATGACCACCATATGTTTATGTTCGCATAGGTTTCCGAATCGGTATCCATCTCTTCTGAACCAATATAAACCTTGCCCCCTTTGGTTAGTTCATACTCACCATAAAACCACTCTTCTTTTATGGCTGGTATATCTTCAATAATGGCAGCAAGCTCTGTGTCATCGTGTTGTGTTTTCCAACCATCGAACTCATCTTCAAGCTTTTCTTTAATACCTTCTACCTGTACATCCGACAGGTGCTGCTCTAATACTTTGATGAAGTCAGTTTCATGCATCAATAGCTGTATGTTTCTTTGTAGCCTAATCATTTAGATCTCCATTCAAGATGTCCATAAAAACGCTAAATGCCTTTGCTTTAGTATTGCACTCAAAGACCCTGAGTTGTGGTGAACGTTCATCTACTCTCCACCTTGCTATAGATAAAGATTGCGCTAGAAAGCATACAGGTTGCCCACCCACTATAAGTAAAGCCTTGCACTTAGACTTAGATGGGCACCTTCGCTTCATACACCTTGAAGTTCGAATAGGTCTTAGAGCTGGTGCTCCTGCAGGTCTTACATTTACGTCTAATAGTCGTTGCTGCAGTTTAGTAGATAGCAGATTAGATAGCAGAGTTATTGTAGGATACTTATCATGAGTACCATAATCCCTACAGTACTCAGTATTATCCTCTTCCCTTAACCACTTAAAGACACAACCAGAGGGGCAGAACTCCTCCCCCTCCTTTAGCTCTTGATACTTGTTTTCATCCAGCATAGGTCACCTACTTAATCGCTTGGTATACCCCTTTACGAAGACGCACAACCTTCTTTTCCCTGCAAAGTAGGTTATGTAAAGTGTAACTTACATCAATCACTCTTAGGGTAGGGTAATCCTGCTGGATGTGGTTATGTATGTCTTTCGCAGTACTAGCACCAAATAATCGAATATAATCATACACAGCACGATTAACGTATCGGTGAACCCTGACTTCTTTAGGTTTAGGCTTGATTGGTGGTATATATTGTACTTCACATACGTATGTACCGTAGGAGGACCTGCGTAGTATACCCCTCTTATGTAATGTTAGAATACGGCATCTAATGCTATGGTCTTTACCTATCAACTCAGGATAGAGTTTAATAGTCTTACTGACTAATTCCTTCATAGATAATGCTTCACCAACAATAATGGATGTATGAACTTTATCCTTCACAGTCATAGCCATTGTCTCCACCTTTCACATGTTGGTCACTTATAGATTGTCCTTAACCACCATAGCTTCTTTCTTAGGTCTTCAATTCTAATATCCTTATGGTAATATAGGGGTTCCATATCGCATGTACCTACACCCATATTAACACCGGGTGGTACAGTTGAAGTATCACTCTCATTTAGCTTTATATCTAAAGCTACGCCTATCATGCATAGGTTAGCATCCTGTGCATCAAATATCTTTCCTAGGGCAGAATAGAAGGGTATACAGTACCTCCACAGTTGGTAGTCGTTAGCATACCAATCCTTGAGTGTAGGTACATATTCATCCAGCAGTGTTACCCCTGTATTGGTAGCCTGCATATTGTGAATAGTAATACCCCACTCATCCCTATTGGATACTATGATACCCCTACCCGCATCCCAACAAGGTCGCCTAACCATATAGGTGCAGGAACAATGCAGCTTGTATAGTATGTTATATACCTCATAGGAGGTAGGACTACCTATAGGATTAGACCTAAGCCACATAGGCTCCCCTAGGCGTTTATTCTCCTCTATAGCTGTACTCATTTGTTATTCCTTCTTTACTAGGCCTAAAAGAACTAACTCTTGTGGTGTTAGCTTCTCCATTGCTTTCTTGCGTCTTTCTTCTATCTGTTCATCGGATAGATAGAAGTATTGAAGTTTAGGTGCATTGGTTATAATGAGGGATGTCTTATGCTCCAACTTTAGAATAGTATGCTTTTCCTCTACTACCTTAGCATCACAACCCCACTCGCCTCTTTTTACAGATGCAGCCATAGCATCAGAATAAGATGCATAGTATTCGATAGGACCTAATGCTAAACCTACATCCACCTTGAATACTGTCATATCATGTAGAACCATTAATTGATTACTCATTGTTGTACCACCTTCTCGATACCTGCAGCTTGAGGTCTTACACCAGCACGAATAGCGGCTGCATACCTGGTCAGGCCTGCAGACATTAGTAGTCGGGTTACACTACGTTCACCCAACTGTAGTATGATTGCTACCTTAGGAATAAAGCCTTGCCCCTTTTGGCAAGCAATCTTTAGTTCCTCGATAGCTTTTAGCCTATCTTCTTGGGTTCCTGATTTGAGCATAAACGCCCATCTGGATGTTATTCCTTGCATTGAAGTTATCCTTTCTAGCAGCACCATCCGCCTATAGCGTCTGGCTTACATTGACTATTAGGAGCGTATTGGCAGTTGCTCCAGTGGACTCCATAGCAGCCAGGGGAAGAGGCTACATCCTTCGCACAAGGCTTAGGACATAGCCAAAATGTCTCACCGTCTGGGCACGTCTGTAGCATACAGGTTGCAGGGTTTTTTATGGGACAGACGTAGCTAGGCTTAGTATCTACATCCTGCAAAATGTCTTGAGGAATGTCCCCTATGATGTCCAAGGGTACAGTATCGAGGATGATAGTATCCAGTATGCTAGTATCACCATCCATAGGAGTACTATCATACCTAGCTGTGATATCTTCCTTTGATGATGTAACATCATGATTACTGGTAGCACTATCCCTAGCAGTATCAGTTGCAGTGCTGATACTATCATAGGCCAGTGCATCGATAGTTGATGCATCATAGGTATCCTCTATAGGTGCTATGTCTTCAATGTTAGCAGTCCCACACCCTAGCAGTAGGGTGAGGAGTAGAATGATTAGTGTTTGCATGGTACTAATAAGATTGCACAAGGCGTGCCATCCTATGCGTACCTAAGACTTCTTTTTCTTCTTTGAAGGCTTCTTTATGGTAAGTACAGGTACAGGAGCCTTTATGGCATTAGCTTGAGCGGAAGTGTAACCAAGGCTTAGGCAACTTCCGAACTCCTCGGAGCAACCATAGTTAGCTACTGCTACTGCATCGGATTCATCGTATGTAATAGGCTTAGTACTACCAGTATTGAATAGTACCTTGGATACACATGCATGCACTATCTTCTTAGGGTCACACTTGTTAGCCTTAGAGGGTGAGAACCCTACTAGGAGCTTTCGAATGGAGGAGGCAGGAACCCTAATAAGGGGTTTAGTATACTCTGCTAACCTTATCATAACAGCTCCTCCTACTTCCCCTAGCTGGTGAGCTTGGTAAGCTGCTCCGAAGGCATACCCCTCAGCATAGAAGGCCGTTTGGTCAATAGCTGTTCTTACCCTTTGCATATACCAATCCTTATGTTCTTTTATCCATTCCTTATCATAATGTGGAGGACCTACTATGCAGTGGGTAGCACATATATCGATAATAGCATCGGTAATACGCAATAGCCTATGCGTATGCTCCCAGTGGGATGCATCTGCATTCAATGGGCAATGTAGCCTTTCTGTATGTATAATCTTTACTTGTTCTTCTACTGTTTCAGGGGACCTTATTCTTTGAAAGTGTGGCCTTTGCATAACGCATATACCGGTACCACTAATAGATAGGTCTAACCCTATTATATATTCAATCATTATTAGTAATCTCCTACTAGCCTTAGACCATCGGATGATAGAACAAGTGTTCTACCAAAACCTAAATCTTCTTCTTTCTCTTCTTCTTCACACTCCTCCTCTTCCTCTCCTTCCTTCATTCAAGCAACAAAAGCAGCTAATAGCTTGACCACCACACTTAGGGCACCTTTCCCAATCGCACCCAACCATATGCAGTTGACCTGGTCTTCGAGCACAATCGTGACATACCTTATCGGCTACCCTAATGCGTTCATATTGAGTATCATCGTTAGGAAATGTCCAGTGAGTATCCTCGACTTCAGTACTAGGCGACATTTTTATTAACCCTTTCTACATTCGAGTAGTGGTGCATCCATGCAAACAGCCCAATAGGATTGCACCTCGATAGATAATGGCACATAGCACCACATGTAATTATAGCTAAATGATTGTATGTTTCTTTGTAGCCTAATCAATCTATAGCAGGTGTTACTCATTCTTATAATCCTTTAGGGCACGCCTGACCCTAGGCATAATAGATTGCTCTATCATTGCTACACCCTGTCGGGTTATATTTAGAAGGGCTGCGATATCATCGCACGTTAAGCCTTCTTGACATTCATCCGCTACATCCAATGCACAACTAACTAGCATATCTTCAGGTTCCGTATCTGGAAAGTTGAACTTAATAGAACCCTTTATATGAACATCTAAATAGAGATGATACCTACATCCAACGAATGGGCATGGTCTCTCATCCCCACACTCAGAACGTGTCTTTGGCCTATCATAGTTATCTTCGACACTTTCACCTCGATTAAGCTTTTTAAGGCTTCTAGGTGAAAGTGTCTTACTATGATACTTATACATTCTTATCCCGTCTGGCCTTTAGCATAGCTATTCTATCAACTATAGGCTTCTTACTAACCTTAACCTTGTAGGCTTCTTCCTCCTCTTCGTCGATATCTTCTTCTTCTTCCTCATCATGCGATCTACCCCTTTTTTCGATAGTGTCTTTAGCTTCCTCCTCTTGTACCTCTTCCTTCTTAGCAGAGGTAAAGAAGAACTTATTAATAGGTGCGGTGACTTGAGCTACTTCTTCCTCGGAAAGCTCGCACAGTGCTATCTCCAGCTCTAAGCATTGCCTATATAAACCAGATAGTATATCGACCTTTTTCATCTTATCAGACGCAATAGATACAGGCTTAGTAGCTAGAAGCTTTCCATCAACAAGACCTTTCTCATATGCATCCTGTATCTCTTTATCATATGCCTCCTTTATATCCTGTAGTGGACTAGTTTCTTTAACAGGAATAACAGGTGCTGGAACTGCTTCTGGGCATTCTTTCCGACGGATGCGGGATATTGTAACTTCTGGTTCAATCCAAACGAAGGTGGACCAATCTATCTTCCCCTCCTTTTTCTGATAGTCCACCTTACCACTGGACTTTAGCCTTCCTATAGCTTGTGCACCACCTAACATAGTAGCCACTTCATGAATCTTACCATTGTAATATAACGACTTAATAATATTGGTCTTTTCCTCATGCCTCGTCATGGATGTCTCCTGGTGATGGAAGGGACGCTTCGGTACCAAGGCGACAGAACTCATTCCAACATCTGGTGACTATTCCACTACCTGGAAACATATCATCAAGAGTGTCGTTTTGAGCTGCACCCAATAGCCCAAAGAGCCAGTTAACGAACTTAATAGACTTTCTACCTATTAGATTGGAATCGCCACCTCGAGCTACCGAAGACACAAGATTGTCTCTGGTGACTCGAGCTAGACACCTTGACCTCCAGGCAGTTTGCCTACATCTTTTCGAACACCACCGTCTCTTAGGACTCGAGCTGACGATTGGGTTCTTGCACCATAAACAGTATTGTCCCAACTGCTCGAGAGGAGACACGTCGCCCCCTCCTGGAGGAGTCATAACTTTTCCTCACAGTGCTTTCTAGCTATGACTAGGGCCAGCTTGGAGCGTTGAGCAATAGCATCCATCCATTCAATAGGCATGTGCTTAGCACCTGTACCTTTAGCGCTACCCTTCTCGAATGATTGGCAGATAATATCTAACTCTTTGAACTGTATGATATCACTATTAATGGTCATTTTATTCATTCCTAGTGGCTGTGGTAGTAAACTCAACGTTAGCTATGGGACAATAACACTCTCTGTAAAGATGTTGGTATAACAAACGATTTGTTCCCCCTCGTCTGTTTCGCAACCATCTGTTAGTATCTCCCAACCCCAGGACCCTACGAGGTCTATCTTCTGTTGATCGGTCCAACCTTTGGTTGCTTCTACAACACTAGCTATGCACCCATTGCTACACTTCTTGGTTATAACATCATCATTACTCATGGCTTTATCCTTCTTCCTATAGATTGCGCATTGAATCCCTTATGAACATAGCGTCATTCAAAAGATCTCCAATCCTCATTTGTTTAGCACCACTAAGCACTAGCTTTGAGTTCAGCGCAGCACATGCACTTTGATAATCTTTAGATGATGGGTACCCTAAATAAGCCATAACATTCCAAAACTCTGCTATCGTAAAGTGGTATTGAGTACTGATAGGTAGTGTTCGCATGCCTGCTATAGTCTCTTGAAGCCTAACTACCTCAAGAGGAAAGGCTAGCTTGCATACATTACAGGATGCGCACATATCTGTTATGCACATACTATTGAGTGCATCGGAAAAGTTATAGTCCAGGTAGCACTTTAAGAGGTGATAGCAAAGGAATACATCCTCGTTTAGGTATAGGTTCTCAGAGGGGTTAGACATATACTAGCCCTCTCCCATATGCATCATATCCTTTACTTGTTTAATAAAGTCATCGTAGTCTATATTGATAGTAGAAAAGCTTATATTTTTATCCATGTCTATTGTAGACTCCATAAACATAACCATAGCATTCAAAGCCTTTACGCGTTCTATAACCTCTACCAGCTCCCTATTGTTCCACCCCATACTAATCTTTATAGCTCTATAAGTATAGGTGGGTGACTTAATAAGGCCCATAATGTACCAAAACTGTCTTATATTAACAAGCTTTATTGATTCTATATGCGCATGACTACTTGTGGAAGCTAGCATGCTAATAGGTGCAGGTTCATTTACTGAATGCAATAGTAAATCAGAAGTAACACTTCGTACACACCTCACCCTCTTTAATAGCTTCCATAGGTCTATTATAGGTTTACGGTATGTACGTATGCATATACTGCATGTTATTGCATCGTTTAGATCATTATACTTATGTTGGCGGCTTACGGTTGCATACGATGGTCTTGGAGTAGTCTTATTATTACCCTCAATAATATGATAGCAAGGGAAGAGATTATGAGTATTTAGATCAGAGTCTGGTGTCATCATATAGCTCATTCGTCATCCTTCCTATCGAGCACGTAGTTAATGAACTGCGTTATTGTATCTTGTACTAGTTGTGCAGTAGGCTTTTCAGTAACTGCTATAACTGTATAGGTTGCTGCTATGACCTCCCTCATATGTGCGCCATTAAGACCTGAAGTGAACCTATCAGCAAAGACAGTAAACAAGGATGTGGGGTTTACTTCTTTATTATAATGTTGTCTTGCATCACCCCACGATAGCTTTACAGTATTCCTCCATTCCTTTTGCAGGTCTGGGGTATTGCTTATAGCCCACAGGCTATCGACCCAAGCAGGCACCATAAAGATGGTAGCAGTACCTTCCACCTTCTTACAGTACTTGAGGCATACCCCAGGGATATTGTTAAAGGCTCTCTTGGTGTACTGCATGTCTTCCTCATCCTGCATACCTAAAAGGTTGCACCAAGTGCCCCTATAGTTGCAGGATAGATAAATGGTATGGACTAAACAACAAGTGCAGCAACAGCTAGATGTTGTGGAAGCACTATTACAACAAGGCGTAAGTTCGCATCGACAACTACAGAACTCAGTCCGCGCTGCGACCGGAATGAGCATAAGCATACAGAGGGTTATAAGGCTCAAGGAAAGGGTATTCACTACATGGGCAATGGAAGATGTCTCCTCGAGGGATAGACGACGTAGTGCTGCTATAAGGCGTATCTATGCGCACCTAAGAAGGGCAAGCGGTAAGGGTAACCCAGGTGAAGAAAGCTATGTGAAGCCAAACTTTAGTGCTCTTACTAGGTTCGAGGAGTTGTTATCTAAGATTGAAGGTACCCAAGAACCTATTCGACAATCGATCGAACTAAATACCGTATCGATATCCCAAACGGTTATGCAAGTTATAGGGGCTATGTCGAACGAGGAGATAGCACAAGCACTTGCAGAGCAGCAGGAGCTTGAGGCACTTGCTAGTGTAGCTAAGGCTACAACCTTGGTGAATACACAAGGTGGAACATGCTAGTGACTCCACCAGATTGTTTAAGTGACCCTGCAAAGGTCATAGGGTTAAGGAACTGGGTACTTCGAAAAACTCAAGCAGCTAGAACGAATATCAATGACTTCATGGAATTCGTTATGGTGCATGAGTTACATAGAACACCTATAAAAGTTGCTAGACACCAGCGTGTTGGATTGAACTTTATGCTCAATCATGAACGCTCTGTTAACTTCTGGCCCGTTGGACACGCTAAGTGCCTAGCTAAAGGTTCATTGGTACTGGATGGGAAGACTGGCTGTTGGAAGCCTATTGAATCGTTCAAAGGCACCGTAAGCATAGCAGGATGGAAGCCTGAGGATGGTATCCAAGTACGACGAGCAACTGCTATTGCAACTGGTGTAAAGCGATGCCTTCGCATTACATTGCGAAGTGGTCTGCAGGTAGAGACAACACCCGAGCATCCATACCTAACCCCACTAGGGTGGAGCAATGCGGAAAGTATTCGCATAGGTGAGACTATAGGAACACCACGTTATGTACCAGAACCTAAGGAGTATAAAATCCCTATAGGTAGCGAAGCTTGGGTAACCATTCTAGCGGTGCTAACAGCCGATGGGAGCCTAACTGGTGGTAAACTAAGCTTTACTAAACCAGACCCTATACTTGTCGAAAAGGTCAGGCATGCAGTTGAAAACATGATAGAGGGTGAGCTTAGAGAAGTTCCATCTGCTAAGGGAACCTACTCGATTGTAAATGCTCCTAATCTTCGTGAGTTCATAAAGGAATGTGGTTTATGGGGAAAGTTGAGCAAGCATAAGCACATTCCGGAACAGGTGTTTAGGTTACCTAATAAGCTTGTACAGGTATTTATTAATACCCTATGGGGATGTGATGGCACCATATCGAAGACCAATGGCGCTTGCATAACATTGGCAAGTAAAGAGCTGATTCAACAACTTCAGCTATTGCTACTTCGTTTCTCTATTCAATCTGGCTATACCTATCGAAAGGCAAAGTGTAAGGATAAATACTTTGATAGCTGGATATTAGAGATTAGGTCTACCTCGATACAAGCATTCTCGGAGTACTTCCCCTTATGGGGGCATAAAGCCCAGGCATTAAAAAGATATGTAGCAAAGAAAAGGAATCCAAATACTGGTCTTGCTCGTATATCAGTAGAAGCTGCAAACATAATAGAGCAGCAGATAAGGGATGCTACACCTAATATCAATGCACTAAAGAGAAGCATAAAGTGGAAAGCACATGCATCCCTTCGAGAGGTACTATTTACTACTCCATGCAATGGTCTAGTCAGCATTAGGCAATCCACCCAACAGTTTATAGATAAAAGTGAGCTGCTAAAGATTGCCTTTGACGAAGCAGTTGCATGGGATGAAGTAGTGAAGATTGAAGATATAGGGGAAAGGGAAGTATTCGACCTTACTGTTCCAGATGGTCATAACTTCATTGCAAGCGGGGTTATTGCCCATAATACATTCTCGACCGCAGCATTAGCTCTTTTCCTTATGGGTAAGGACCCTACCATGCGAGGGGCTATAGTCTCTGCAACGCAGGAACAAGCCAAGAAACCATTATCGATGGTTCGAGACTATATAGAGACATCGGTAAAGCTTCGAGCTGTATTCCCAAACCTAAGGCCTAGCCAACGTACTTCTGACCCTTGGACCCAAACATCAATAACTGTAGACCGACCGGAGGGTATTAGAGACCCATCGCTGGTAGCAGTGGGTATTGGTGGGGCATTACCAGGTTCTCGTCTCTCCTGGGTGCTTGTAGACGATATACTCAATATGGAGAATACAGGTACTAAGGAATCAAGGGATAAGGTGTACGAGTTCTTTGACTCCTCAGTTCTTAGTCGAATGGACTTGAGGGGTGCCAAGATTATTATAACTAATACTGCATGGCATACAGACGACATGCTTCACCGATTGGAAAAAGCAGGTTGGCCTACTATGCGCATGTCCATCGATGGAAACATTATGGTCTCAACGCCTCCACAGATAGGGTTGGATGGAGTCGATGTACCCGATACATGGGGTATTGATGATGAGATAGCAGACTATATTAGACCCGCTACAGATAAACCTGACGAGCAGGTATTGCGATTAGTATCAGAACAACCAGACCCAGATAATACAACTCCTCTATGGCCGGAGGTGTTTACTCCACCGTTAGTTGAAAAGCTAAAAAGAAACCATTTACCCCATAGGTTCAACCAGCTCTTTTGCAATAACTGTCGTGATGATGCGACTGCTAGATGCAAGGATGAATGGATTGAGTTATGTAAGCAGAAAGCTAGGGATTTAGGTCATTACCATCTACTGCAGGAAAGGTACCTTGGTGATGGTCAAATCTACACTGGGGTGGACTTAGCGATAGAACCAGGTGAAGAACATGATGATACATCGTTCTTCACCTTTGAGGTTCTACCATCTGGTCTTCGACGTATTCTTGATATTGATGTATTGCAGTGCGATGGACCAACAATCATAAACAAGATTATAGAAAAGCACAGAAGGTTTAACTCTATTATTCGAGTTGAAAACAATGCTGCGCAACAATACATAATACAGTTTACGCGAAAGTTAGCACCTGGGTTACCAGTCAAACCTCATACGACTGGTAGAAACAAGGTGCACCCAACTCATGGTGTCGAGAGTATGTTCGTCGAGTTATCACATGGTATATGGCTAATACCTAACGATAAGTACGGGCGAGTGGAACCAGTGGTGCAGAAGTTTATAGATGCATGCTTGTTTTATAGCCCTTCTAAGCATACACCCGACGTGCTCATGTCGGCATGGTTAGCAAGGGAGATGGCACGAGCTGCAGGTGCACTTGTAGCTAACGAGGACGAAAACCCTCATGCACAGTTAGGAATGTCGATATCATCAAGATAAATAAAAAGGTACGCAAGGCCCTATTTCCCTGCGTACCCACTCTCAGTGATGACCATACTGCTGGATGAGAACAGTAGATAAAGAGAGCATAGAAGTTCACATCCTTAATAGCAAGACCTTTTAGTTACCCATCAGATTATTTGTGCGCTATGACTTCAAGTTATGGAACAGCTATTAGCATTTTTACTCACCTTCACCCCTCCCTCCCACATAGACCTAGGTAAACAGGTTGCACAAGAGGTGCACGAGGTTGTTTCAAGTGGGGGTGCTTTGATTAATCTATCGGAAGAACAGACTGAAAAGTTGTTACTGCTATGGTCTTGGTACGAGAGCAAGTGGGACCCAGCTACTGTTGGTGATAGCGGTAGGTCTATAGGTGTGATGCAGGTTAATGTTAACCACCTTAAGGCACATGGTTATATATCAAGCGAAGTTAAAAACTCACGCAAGTTGGGATTGGAGATAGGGTTAGTGGTCATGAAGGAGGCCATAGTACTATGCAGAGATCACAAAAATCTTATACGAGCTGGAATGGGGATGTACTCCACAGGGAGGTGTGGGGGTGCACCGGAGTTGGTTACATGGCGACTCAAAATGGCCGGTTTAGGAGCCTTCGAAAGCTCTTCCCTAAGGCCTTCCAAAATAATCAAAACACCCCCGTGTTTTAAGATCTTAATTCTTAAAGAGATCTTAAGAGATCTTGTTTCTCTTTTATCAAAGAGAAAGGTCGATGCTCGACAGTTGGTTTTTGATCAGAAGAGTGTCCTCGGTTGGATGCAACCTATCTTGTGACCCCTAATGCATATACCATCCTCGCATACCCCTATACATATAACCCTCACCGCCAAAGGTGATGATAGTATAAGCATCAAGGCTTCGACCCTTGATGATATCACCTTCGCGTTAGTACTAAGCATAGGTGATATGTATAGCCTTCGAGGTATTGGTATAGCCGCTCGCGGAAAGGTCATAGACAAACCACTTTTGCTAGCATATGCTTCCGAGTATGGGATGCATATGCTACGGCAAGCCTCCCTCGCTTCGACGAAAGGATTCTCGGTATGACTTGCGGATGTAGTCAAAACCAGAACATGCCAACCTGGCAACAGTACGCGCCAGAAACTTCTAGGCCATGGGCTACAGAATGCCCATGCGCTAGTTCCTCCGGAAGTGCACCCCAGAAGCTAAACTTTGAGATGCTTCGTGGGGATTCGTTCGTCCAAAGCTTTCGGTTCCTTCGCCCACCACCTGGTTCAAGTATCCCACTTCCAGTAGATATAACTTCCGCACGCATTTGGTTTACCGTCAAGAGGGCCGTTAGTTTGGCCGATAACCGCGCTTTGGCTCAAAAGACGGTGGGTAGTGGGGTTGTGATCGATACCCCCCTAGACGGGGCTTTTACGGTGGCCCTGGACCCCGTGGATACGGCTTACCTTGCCGACGGTCCAGAGGAACTCAACTATGACGTGCGAGTGGAAGAGCATAGCACTGGTAGGGTGACGACAGTTGCAATAGGTATCATAACCGTGCAACCTAATATCACTCGTGCTCCATCAAGTATTTAATACAACTACTACCTAACACCCACAGGTATACTATGTCTAGTTATGTTGATATACTCACACAGGAGTTGCCTCCTATATCGCCCCCACGTATCGGATTATCCTTAGCCTCATTCTTTTGTGGTGGTGGTGGCTTTGATTTAGGGTTTAGAAGTGCAGGTATAGAACTATTATATGCAAATGAAATAAACCCTATACCTGCTAAAGTATATGAGGCAAACCTTGGTCATACACCTGTTCTTGGTGATATAAGAGAACAGAAAACCTTTCCTAAAGGTATAGATATAGTTACTGGTGGGTTTCCATGTGTGACATTTAGTACACAGGGTTCAAGACTTGGTATCATTGATGATATAGCTGGTAAACTATATTTAGAGCTATGCAGGGTTATTAAACAAATACAACCTAGATATTTTATAGCAGAGAATGTAAAAGGCTTATTAAGCGCTAATCATGGTGATGCTATCAAGGTTATTATGAGTACCTTTGCGAACTTAGGATACCAAGTTCAATATAGACTTATTAATATGGCTGAACATGGGGTAGCGTCTAGGCGTGAACGAGTTATTATTGTTGGTATTCGGAATGATTTAGTAAGTAACAACATTAGATTTTTATACCCACTACAGACACATAATGCTAATGATAAAAATAAAAAGGCATGGTTTGCTAATGCTTATACTATGGAAGATATATATGACCCAAACTCAATACAACAGCAAAAGGGTGTAAAACCAACTACATCTTCATTACATTCACCAGATAGATCTAGAACAACCTATGTGTCATCTGAACGGGTATTTAACATAAAAGTTATTCCTGCTACCATCACCTCAGGGGGTAGTGCACCTTTTATTAGAAAGCCAGACGGTACCACGCGTCGTATGAATATACGTGAATCTGCTCGTGCACAATCATTCCCAGATTGGTATAAGTTTTGTGAACTAGATGGTATAGGGCATGATAACGCTAAATACGTTATTGGTAATGCAGTACCACCATTATATGCAAAGAAGATAGCGCAAGCTATAGTTGACTACGACAGGAGATTGAACAAATGTTAATACCCTCTATTGAAAAGGTGAAACTATCAGAGCTAAATTTTGCATCTTATAATCCTCGCATTATGCCAGATAATGAGATGGAAGCACTTAAAGCATCTATGCGTAAGTATGGGTGTGTTCTTAGCCTTGTTGTGCAAAAGAAAGGTATGATTGTTATTGGTGGACACCAACGAATAACAGCAATTAATGAGATATGCAAAGAAGACAATGTTAAGGTCCCAACACATGTATATGCATCTGTTCTTGATATTACAGATGATGAAGCGAAGATACTTAATATAGGTCTTAATAAGATAAGCGGTGTGTTCGATGATGTTAAACTATCTCAACTACTAACTGATATAGGAAGTGATATAGATATAGTGCCAAGTGGGTTCTCTAAAAATGAGATTGATAACATATTAAAGTTTACAGCTATTGAGGCGCCTACACAGCAGGAGGTGTCTATAGAGAGCTTTGCTCTTCCAACATTACAGTTAGGCTTTGATACAGAGGAAAAGCAACAAGAGCTTGCAGAGATAATAAATAAGAATAGAAAGCCTAAAGAGCCTACAGGGCTAACAGTATTACGTTTAT